GTTTATTTTGAAAAAACTCAGCCAAGAAAGCAACAAATTTGTTGCTTTCTTCTTCATTTGCGGCATCGAATCTGTAAGGTATTTTTTCAAATGTCTTTGTAGAATAATTGTATACGTTTTTTTGCCTTTCACAATAATAACTATTATTAGAAAAAACTGTAAATAAAGTTAATTTATCATTTTCAGTGTGCCAAAATTCTGGCAAAGAATCAATAAATTCTTTTATGCCATCTGTATCAATTTGAAGATTAAGTCCTTTGTAAATAAAAATAAATCTATTTACTACATCTGGATGATCAGAATGTGGATCCAAATATACTGATAATATTTTTTCCATGTCTTTGCCGTTTTTTTTATTTAGAAAGCTTTGATTAGATATTTTAATCTAAAATATGGTTGTTGTATAGGAATTGGTTCATTATTCCTCATATAAAAATTCAAATAATTATCAAACGTACTTCTTGATCTAGTACTCATTGTTATAGTTCCTGAGGGAAGAGTAATCCCAAGATTTTGAGCAGTGCCAGTAGTAATGTGATGATTAATTGATTCGCTCAAAAATTGGTTGGCAGATCCCCTCAAAACACCCCAATTTCCATTATGATCAGCACTATTTACACCACCAGTAGATGGGTTTGATCCTGTAGTGCCACCACCGCTGAATATAACAGTAATTGTTGCTGATCCCGTCGAACCATTATTGTTGGCCCCACCAGCTGCGCCACCAGAATAACCAGTTGATAGACCAGGAGCTGCCGAAAAGAAAGAAGAATTGTACGCAGAAGTTCCTCCACTTCCTCCTGGAGCATTAACATCGCCACCCGCATTACCACCGCCAGATCCACCAGTAAATCCTCCACCACCGCCGCCGCCACCGCCACCATCAGCGTTGGCACCTCTATCAGCTCCTATTCTACCAGATACTGGATTGGCTCCATTTGCATCATATGCTCTAAAAGTTAGTGTGGATTGATTTGTATAATATGATGATGAATTTATTGTTGAGGATGCCCAACTTGTTGAAGCAGCTCCACCAGGAAATCTTGGTCTAGTATTATTATTATGATATCCACTACCGCCACCACCGCCACCGCCTCCAACAATTACCAATATTGTTCCTCTTTGTAAACCATTTGGATTTGGTCCAGAACCCACAGTTTCACAATACATGAAAGCAGCGCCGCCGCCGCCACCACCACCACCCGAGCAACCTTGTCCACCAGATCTACCACCAGATCCTCCACCAAATCCAGTACCTTGAGATCCACCACCATTTCCAGCACCAGCATTTGATACACATCCACTACCACCGCCACCAGCAAAAGGAATTATCACTCTTATACTACTGCCTCCAGGTATATTTGTACAAGTGCCAGTAACTCTAGCTCCAGCTCCACCCGCAGAACCAGGATTCGCTGCGTCATTACCACCACCTCCACCAGAAGCAGAATATAAAGTAAAAGTAAAACTATTTACTGTGGAAGGAACAGTAAAAACATAGTTGCCTGGACTTGTATAAGAGAATCCAGATTCCCCACCTGATGGAGGAGTTATCGTTTCTCCAGTTCCTTCACCAAGCGTGGAATCATTCGGATCGAATGATAGCGCATGACTGTGTGTTCTAGAAGGATTTCTGGTATTATTAATAATTCCCTCTGGTCCTTGACGTATAGTTCCAACAGCAGATATAGATTGATTAGCGCCACAATTCCCACTACCACCATAAACTCTATTAGTATCAGAAAATACAATTGAATTAATTCTATGTGTATGTGGAGGAGGACCACTCAAAGATACTTGAGCAATACCAGCAGAATCAGATATCTGATAAGTTGTAGTTCCTGTAAATTGAGCATCAACTTCCACTGTACAATTTTCCCACCCATCAGTTCTGAATGTCCCAACAGTAAACAGATATGGAGAAACTGTAGGAGCAGTACCATCTGTTTCGCCACTAATATTGGGACTTCCTGGAGGCAACTGATCATATTTTTCAAAATTATACTCTCCTCCCATAGACCCAGCATTTCCTATCTGACCGCCAGAAGATCCATCTGGGGCATATAAAGGTACGACAGAAGGTGATGATCTATTATTATCTACATTTCCTGTTCCCAACAAATACTTGCCATATGGACATGGTAACCTAAAGACATCTGTACTTTGATAATTTGGATATTGTCTGGTTGATGGAATATTTCCACCGTAAGTATTTCCGAGAATTCTTGCTAAATCGGGAAAATCCTGTGCTTTTAATAATTGACCTCGCATTTCAATAAATCCAGGAAATCTATCATTTGGTCCATAAGGTCTTGTTGTGTTAGACACACCTTGAGCTGGACTACCAGAAGACATTTGACCAGTTAACGCAATTTTCCACCTATCGGCATCATCTGTTATGGCAGATGGATCTTCAATATAATCAGCTGGTTTGGGCACACAAATAACAGTACCAATAGCAGCTCCAACCTTTTGACGTTGATCATTATATGATGGTGATTCTATAATAGCTGTTGTTACTACAATTCGTATAATTTCCGTATTAAAAGTATTAACTGGAGTAGGATATATTAAAGTTATTGGACTACTTCTATAATACTTTACTTTTTTAACTTGATTAAAAGTAACAACACATCTAAAATAAGCGTTAGATAAAGAAGATGGAATATTATATAATGATATTTGTGAACTAGTTGCTCCGTTTATGTTAATATTATATAATGGTCCATTAATACCATCCGATAAATTAAAATAAGTTCCAGTTGGACCAGTTATACTAGCCTGCCATCTATACGTTGCTGTATCTGTTCCTGTATAAAATGGCGATATATCTAGAATGAGAGTACTTCCCTGAGTAATATTTTTAGTTGCTGCGTCGGCAAAATAGTTAAATACTCTATCAACTCTAACTGTAGTTTCATTCGTGTAGTAAGTATTTGGATTACCAGATATAGTTAATCTACAACGATATACATTGCCACTATCAGATATAGAAAGAGATGGAATTCTATAATTTTCACCTACAGTGTTCGTTTGATTAAATCCCACAGGAGCGTCAGACCACGTAGAAGAACCAGCTGGTTTTAATTGCCATTGATATTGTATCGTTCCTGGAGTAGTACTAGACGCAACCACAGATAATGTTGTTCCAGCAAAATCTTCTTCAATAGCAAGCGAAGATGGCGTATTTGTTGTAATGTTTATAGTTACTGGTAAAACTTGTAATCTAGCAACGTTACTAAAATTAATTGTAGATCCCGCACTAATCACACGACATCTATAGAACCCCGCATTGGCAGAGAGAACTGAAGATATTGTAAAAGTAGGAGAATTTGCACCAACAATATCACTCCAAGTGGCAGCATTAGGATTTGCGGAAGTATAATTTGTACTTTTTTGCCACTGATATGCGGGAGTACTTAAGCTCGCAGAAGTAGCATTTACAGTCCACGTAACGCTTTCATATTCTTGTACTTGTCTATCATTAATTGAAGAAATTCCCAGGAATGTGTCGGATCTAATAATTAATGACCCATATCCAGTTTCTACTGTTCCAATCGAATCAGGAACGGTGAGAACACATCTATAATATCTTTCAAGAATGCTCGAACTAGCAACATATATTAACAAAGAACTAGTATTAATACCAACATACCTAGGTGATCTATGAACCGTGAATGGTCCAATACCATTTGTTGTTGGTATGTTAAACATGGTATATGTAAATTGAGTTGATGTAAGACCAGTGGATAATACTGTCCAAACTCCATTGTAAGTTAAAGGTGTTACTCCAGCAACATAAACTCTATCACCAGAAACTAATCCATGAGCGGAAGAACAAGTAACTGTTGCGGTATAAGAATTATATGTTATAGAAGTGACATTTAACAATGGAGGATTATTTGAAATATCACTCCAGGTTGTCCCATTTAAACTATATTCCCATTTATACGCTATGTCTGTTCCGCTAGATGGAGAAGCAGTAACACTAAAAGAAGCAATACTGTTTTGAAATACTTCAGAATTTCCTGGATCATTATCAATATAAGCAGTTCTATACACAGAAATAGTACATGGATCAGAATAAGTAGTAACTGAATTACCACCACTCAGATATGTAACATACATTCTATATTGAGATAGATGATCTGTACTTCTTCTCAATGGTGGTGTTGTAAATGTATGCGACCCAGACGATCTAGGATCAGTGCTTGTTGATGCTGGTAGATCCGTGCCAGCATCATTTTTAGTAGTTCCAACATCAGTCCATCCAGTCTCCCCAGCATATTTTCTTTGCCATCCCAAAGTTATTGGTCCTCTGACGCCAGTATCAATACTAACATCAACAGAAGCTGACACAGTTATTGTTTGCTGAGTTTCTTGATACGAAGAACGATTTGGAACTGGACCATATCTATCTTCAATCGCAAAATCATCAGTTGGACTATCAATAACAGCAGTTTGTGTCAAATATAGTCCAGCGTCGTTAGAAGTGATAGTTTGTTCACCAGATAATCCACTTATACTTACTCGTATATACAATAAATTGCTACTAGAACCAGCTAATAATTTAACTCTTTCTAATTGAAGAATAGCACTCGTTCCATTTGTTCCTGTTACCAATCTAAATGGAGTTGTTGATAGTTGAGGGTTTGAAGACAATATAGGAGTATAAGTTGTTTGATCACTCCACCTCCACTCCCATGAATACGATATTGTGGTTGGAGCAGTTGTGAAAGAAGTTACACTAAGAGTGGCATTACCACTACTAGGAATATTTGTAACATATGATACTGTACTAGTTGTATCAGTTCCAGTCCCTGGTTGTTTAGAAATAAGTATTTGTGGATTAACCAATAAAGTTATAGCATTTGTACTTACTGGGCTATTGGAAGCAGTAACACCATCTTTAGTATATGTAACCTGACACCTATACCTTCTATTATTTTGAGTGAATGCAATATTCGAAAGAGTAAGAACAGATCGTTTATAATATTGTACTGGAGTAGTTGCAAAACTAAGTAACGTATCTGTTATTGCTATGTTTGTTCCTGCTGTAATATTAGTCCACGTAGTTCCACCATCTGTACTCTGTTGCCACTGAAAAACTATTGGCGTAACATTAGCAGAGGTAGTATTAATAAAATTAGACAAACTACTATTTGTAGTAGCTTCAACTGTAAATGATAGACTAGAACCAGTAGCTACAGTATAAGATGACAGATTTTGATCAGAAACAGATAATAATGGCGGCGCATTTACTGTCAACTGACGTTGGAATCCAGGAACTTCATCACTATTGACAGTGCTCACCAAAGTAGTCGTTGCTGGAGCTAATGTAATAACTCCAACCATATTATTTGGGTTTTCTGCTGAGATATAATAATAAGTTCCAGCAGCAGCGCCAGCAGTATTCCAAACAACGGTATTATTCTGAGTACCATTATTTGTTATTCCTGTAGATACCGTACTTCCAGTTCCCCCCACAGCAGCAGTTTTAATATAAAAAGTATTACTATTGGTAGAACTTACAGCAAATCTTAAAGTATCACCAACAGTAGCAGTAAGAGATGGATTATTACCACTCGCAGATCCAGTAAAAGTCCAAGCAGAAGAACCAGTTCCAGTAACAGTATAATTATATGTTACTGGAGAATATGGAGTGCTTTCAGATATAGCAACTCTAATATAATCACCACTAGCTGTAATTGGAATATTCGTTAAAGTAATACTATTGGCACCATTATCAGGCAGTGTTAACCATGGTCCAGTAGAACTACTACTAGTTTGCCAAAGATAATCTAGAGTAGCTCCTGATATATTTGAGGTGGCAGAAACAGAAAATGTTAATGATCCACCAGCAAAAACTGTTGGATTAGTTGGCGTAAGAGAATTAATGGTAATAGCCATATTTCTTAAAATTTAATTAGATATTCGCACAAAATAAATTTTCCAGAAACTCTATCTATCGAGAATCTATTAAATTTATTAAAAGTTACTGTAGTTGTTATTCCACTAGAAGGTATTTGTGCTCTATTAAGAAAAGCAGTGGAACTACTGGAAGTGATATTAGGAAATAATCCAGAATGGGAATGATTTGTTAATTCATCACTCCCTGTAGTATCTAGTTGCCATGTCGCCCATTCTCTTCCCGTGGGCACTCTCGCACCCCCCTGTGGAGATGCATTTTGACATAAAAATGTTCTGGGAGCAGTTTGACTAACAAAACATTGAAATCCAGAGGCAATTCTTCCAGTAGCTAATGTACTACCATGACCGTGACCCATAATCTCACCTTCGCTAACAGATCTTCTGCTAGTAGATGAGGGACCAGTGATTCGTATTTGCCCATTAACTGGTATTTCATGTTGCGTAAACACAAAATCTCCATTATATGAAAAAGAAATTTGATTGGACGATGAAGCATTTGATTGTAAATCTACAGCAATTCCCGCTCTAGCAACTTCAGTATTAGTGGCAGTATTGGTTGTGGTAGCATTTAAATAACTTCCTGGAACAGAAGAAGATGTAATATATTTTGACCCCAAATCTGGTAATTGTATTTGCCCACCCGTTCCATCATCATTTGCGTTTTGTAAAGAAGTTCCTGTTTTTCTGTAAATACATGATTCTCCAACCCCCAAAACTAAAGCTAAATTTGGATATTGATCGGCATTTAATATTTGACCCCTACAACGTAAATATCCAGCTGGTATATAATCAATATATTCTTGTTCTCTGGGGTTCAAATTTTGCATAGATCTAAAATATGGAAAAATTGTTCCACATGGACCACCATATTTACCTCTTTCGAAAGAATAAGTAGTTGCCATTTGTAATCTCCTAGAAAACCTTAATAATAAAAATCATGGATACAGAAGGGCATAAAGTGGTAGCATTTATAGTACCTGCATCTAGACCAGCAGAGTTATCTATTACTACATCACTTGAAACTATATCTGTGTAAGTGCTTGTTGACCTAACAGACAATCCACTTGTAAAAGTAATTGTATTTGATCCATGACTATGACCACCTATAGACGCCCAAGTTCTAAATTCTGCGTTAATACTGGTGTGAAAATTCTTTTGTCCACCAACATGCGCTAACATATCACCCCCAGAAAATCCATTTCCAGCAAATTCATTGTTTGCGCTCGTATTACCACCACCTGGACGAGCATGATCTCCCGTCACATTATTTCTATACTCATCGGTTCTTTTCGCATTATTCTCATTAGTTGTTTGTGCTTCACAAGGACGCCTCCAAAAATCTTCAAAATCATCTAAATTTGTAGATCCTTGTGTGTGTGAAATTTCTTGACCAGTTTGAATGGGTATAGTATGTGCGTGAATTGCGATATGACCATCTCCCAGTTTTCTAGGCATAATTTGATATCCTCTTTGTAGGATTCCAGGTGTTAAAGCAAGTCCGCTAACAGTTGCTGACAATCCAGGAATACTATTATTTCTAACTCCAACTAAATCAATCGTGGATGGTACTGGATTGCCAGTAGCAGATCCAGTATTTCCATTATCAGCATTTCCAATCTGTGCCCAATATGGATCATCAGATATCCCTCTCGTCGTAACAGGAGTCCACGCAGCAGTATTTAATCCCTCCATAGGATTGTTATTTGTATTAGAATATGTAGAAGCAGTTGATTTTAAATAACCATAATGCCCCCTAAAAATATCAACTATCCCCTTACCAACAATATCAGGCAATCTAAATGTAGATCCCTCAGTACCACCATAAGTATTTCCAATACACTTAAACAATCTTGGATAAGCAGTAATGTTTAAATAGGATCCATTACACACTTTCCACCCCACTGGTATAGTATCTTCTGTTCCAGACCAAGGAACAATAGTTCCCACTGGATAACCAGATAAACTCTTTAATTTATTATATTTTATTGCGTCTGCGTATGCCATATCAAACCTCCACTATCCACCAACCTCTATTATCACTTGGTATCGTATTAACACCAGAAGAATCTGTATCTCCAACAAACATTAGACCAAATCCAGCATTTGGAGTGTTAACTATTAACTCTCCGCCAGACCATCCACCAGTGCCACCTTGCGTTTTTTGAATATTTGTTCCGCCTTCAGATCTAATTTTTAGAGATACATTGTAATTCAAACTTCCCTGAATATCAATAAATCTAACCACATCTCCAGTTACACAATCAGAAGCCACAGGTAGATACAGAATTAGTTCGGAAGTAGGTCTGACCAAATATTGTGTATTTGGTTGTAGTCTTTGATTTGTAGCATTTAAATTTCCACTTTGGGCATCAATAGAAATAGTTCTTCTACCACCATTTTTAGTATAGAAATTCTCTCTACCAAATGCTTGAATAGATCCATCCAATCTAATTCTAAATGGTTTATCATTATTAATACCGAGGTTTTCGACAGCAAATACTGATGTAATTGCTGGAGCAGAAGTACTATATGTAGCATTAAGAGTTAATGTAGCGCCAGTTGCGGCAGATGATAATGGTTTACCAATTACTGTAGTACCTAACTGTGCGTCTAAAGTTATGGTATTTGTTCCAGAAAGACCACTCTTAATAATAACATCATCTCCTGTAGTTAATGTTCCAGAAAGTCTCGTATTTCCAGAAGCACCTAATACTTCAAAGGCAATATCACTAGCGATATCCAACCTATTTTTGTCGAATACACCAGATGAGAAGAAAGAATCTTTAAATACCTGTAAATTTGCTCCATTATATAATCTGGTATTTCCAGTCGCACTTTCTACATATAATCTCGGAGCAGATCCATTAGTAATTACAAAATATTGTTTTGCTGGTATAGTAGTGGAAGTATTTCCACTTAGTTCAATTGAATTATGTACTTTTAAATTACCACCACCCGATATAATATCAACACCGTTTAAACTAGAAGTGCTTGTATCAGTTCCAATCGTGACATCGCCACGAGCAAATGTATCACCTGTTGTAGTAGTAACTTTAAAAGTTAATACCTTGCCAGCACCAATTCCTCCATTATTGATTTCAAATGTTTGCGATTCATCTGGATTGATGCTAGAAATGGTTACAAATTCTTCATCCGCAGTATTTTTATCAATTCTTAATAAATCATTTATTTTAAATGTTCCGCTAAATTCAGCAAGATTTATACTTGGTTGAACATCAGTAATACTAGATGGGAAAATATAAGTAGCATTTTCCGATTTATTTAATTTTACAACTTTAGATCCATCTGGGTGAGCAACAGCAGCTGTTCCATCTTGTCCTCTCAAAACTTCAACAGTATATGGATAAACAGAAGAAGGTAAGTTCGTTGTTCTAACTATTTCCGTATTGATTAAGAAATATGTCCCAATTTCATTTATCCCAGATGGGTTGTTAATAGGTAGTGTTGTAAGAGTAGAACTGATTTCTGAAGCTCCACCAGTGTCAATTAAAGTATCTTTTAATCTAAGTGTAGCATTACCAGGAGAAGTAGAACCAGATGCAAGATTAATAACAATGCCGCTACCACCACTTGTCGTTGAAAGAACTACTCCATTTAAATCGGCATTAACAACATAATATGTCGTAGTGGTGTTAACATTAGTAAAATTACCAGTATTTGTAAAGACTACCGAATTACCCGACACGAGATAATTATTATTAATAACTAACTTAGTGGCTGGTGATGGATCTGTAACTGATAATACCGCAGTGATACTTTGAGATGAAGCAATATCTTCAACATATTCATAATAATCCACATTTAAATTAGAAGATGTTGCCCCATTGAATCCAGATAATTGTCCTTGATTATGGAACTTACCAAATCCTGTTCTAATTACAGTACCAGTAGCAGAAGTTGAAGAAATCGTGCCACTTCCAGTAGTTGTATATGTAAATCTTGTTGTATTAACAACAGTAACATTAACAGTACCAATGGTAGTGAACTGACTATTGCTACATACTATTCTAACAGGCATACCTGTAGTTAATCCATGTACCGCAGTAGTTGTTATTGTTGCGGTATTTCCAGTTCTAGAAACTTGAGAAATTTTAATAGTTCCTAATGTATTTCTAGTTGCTCCTACACTAGCATTTCTAAAACCACCATTTTGTTCAATATCACTTTCAAAAATTGTCTTGTTACTTACACGCAAACCATTCTTAATATAACTGATGCCAGCAGATCCACCAATTTCCACAATACCAGCAGTAGGACCAATCTTTAATGTAGTTAAATTCGATGGGAATAAAGTAAATTCTGTTGATGGAGTTGTAGCTAGAAGTTGTGTTCCCTTAATTTCAAGAGTTCCATCCAAAACAGTCTGATAATTTCTTACTCTAAAGATACTTTGAGAAGGATTGTTTATTGCTCCACCAAATGTAATGATTGAAGATGGGAAAGCATTTGGAGTTGCTGGGTTTGTAATCTGCGGAACAACACCAATATTTACAATAGAGTTGTAACTATTGTTATGAACATTAAATGTGCCAGTAGCAGCAACACCAGTACCAATATTAACTGTCTGAGAGCTAGTTGTGGTATTGAATAGATTTGCTGTGGTGGCATTAGCACCAGCAGAGAACGTTAGAGCATTTGCTTCATTTGCGATATTAAATACTGCGTTTGTCGTGGTAATATCGCCACCATTAACTTCAATATCTGACTGGAATCTAAAGTCTCCAGTAATTCTACCATTTCCAGCGACAACCAGAGTTCTATCAAGATCTGCGTTGTTTACATTAATACCAACTCTACCGTTATTATTGGTAGAAATTCTTAGAGTAGCGGCAGCGGTGAGTGGGTTAGCACTATCGCCACCCACAACGAGTGCGTCATCTCTATTTGTTTGCGTCTTAGTTGTTCCAGTTTCAGTGAGATAAGAAAGAATCTTCTTGCCACTAATAAATGCTGTACCGACAACATCAAGGTTTGCTCTTGGTGTTGTTTCAGCAGAAACAAATGCTGTCTCATAGGCGCTATGAGCAGAACGTGCTACAGTGTTAATACCTAATTTATAATCACCAATTGTTTCCGTTTCTGTTCTAATCGCCTCAGACCCAAGAACACCAAACTCTTTAAATGCTGCTTTCGATTTCTCGATTACAATATTTGGTTGTGCTACCGCATCAACTGGGTATCCATTATTTGGAAGAGGAATAGCAGTGTAAAGTGGTAAGTTAGCATTAACAATAATATTAACAAAGTTATTGGTAGGAACAAATGGAATGCCAACAGTACTATAAACAGGCCATACACCGTTGAGAGGAGCAAGAGCACCCGTAGCACCAGTAATACGAATTTGCGAAGAAGAAGAAATTTGTAACGCTGCGTTAGTAATGCCAACATTCCACGTCAATCTAACAATAGTACCAGAAGCTGCGCCCTGAATACCAATTATCTGAGCGTTAAATCCACCACCAGAACGATTCTCAATACGAATGTAATCATTCGCATAGATCCATCCAAGAGATCCAGTGAATAAAGTTTGATTACCTTTTAATTGAATCAAACCTGATGCTAGAGGGAACTTAGTACCAAAATCAGTATTTTGTAACTGCGAAGGACCGTTCGTAGTTAATCCAAATGTATTAGCAAGATCTGGCGTTCTATTAGATAGAGCCGTCATGATCTGATAATCTTGTAATCCTCTTGGATTTAAATCAACAACTGTTGTTTGTAGTCTTCCTTGATGTAGGATGATATCGCCAGTTTTTTGTTGTGCGATATTTACTTCGAGGTATGGATCATAACCAACTACAGTTCCTTCTCCCGTTACAATCTTAAGTGATGGGAAATTCTCGACAGATCCAAATGCTGTAGTGTTATTGATTACGATAGGAGCATTGAAGAAACTTTCTGCTCTGCCTTCAGAACCATTGACTGTAATAATTTCGTTAAATGTCACCGCAGTATCAAACGTGGTAACAAGACCACCAATTACATCAGCTTCATCTGAAGATTCAACAAGTTTAGCAGACTCTAGGAATGTCTCTTCACCAGTAATAGCGTTGATCTTTCTGTTACCGATGTAAAGGTCACCGTTTGAGTTTAAACCAGTGTAGAAGACGATACCAGCGTCTTGCTTCTTCGCTTGAGCGTAGAAGTCCTGAACATCAGTAAGAATGATTTCCTGTCTTGCTGGGAAACCAGTTGAGTAGTTACCAGGACCGAATCCTAGATATTCAAATGTATGGTTACCAGAACGAGCGATGGATGGTCTGCGAAGTTCTACATAAAGTTTTCCTTCTGTTGGATACTGAGAAGTTCCATTGATAGGAATTCTTCTACCTTCAGATCCAGCAGAAGCTGTACCAGACTGTGCCTGGATGGTAGATGTACCGTTAAATGTGTATCCACCAGTTCCTGGATCTTGAACAAAATCAAGAACCATCTCTTTGGTCAAGCTATTCTTAGCATCGTTTACAGTTACCAGACCATGAATGTAGTTGTCTGCGGTAGATACTGTTGGAGGTGGATCTGAAAGAGTTGTAGTTGTTAAATCTACACCCTTATACCATTCTGGATCATTCTTATAGAACTCTGGATACAACTTAGAGATTGGTTGTGAGAACTTAAAGTTTCTGAAGTTTTCGCCAACACCCGAACCAGTTGGATATGGAGAAATATTACCTCTTACACAAGTCAAGTAATATACACCATCTTGCTGACCAGGAATTCTTCTACGAATGGTATTAATATCAAAAATGTAGAAAGTATTCTCCATATCAGAAACATCTTCCACACTAGCAATCGTGTAGGAAACACCATTGTCGTCATTTATTCTATCACCAGGAGTTAGTGTATAGACATTGGCACCTTCAACAACATATGGATACTTGGTTATATCTGATCTACCATCATTTGGTTCACTAATGAGTGAAGCAGTTACTGAACCTTGTGTAAATATAGTGGGGGTGGTACTACTGTAATCAAGCACCGAGTTTCCTGTCAAATCTTTCAGGATCATGTAATAGTTATTTTCATACGCAAAATAACCATGTACATATCCACTACCAGAACAGTTGCCAGACCAAGATATTAAGTTAGTGCTGTTTGAATTAGGAATGCTTGAGACAAAGACACCATTACCACCTTCTGGTGAAGTAATTTTTACTGTAGTAAAAAGTTTTGTTTTGTAGGCTTCAGCATCAATTCCAATATCAAAAGCAGTTAATTGTAAATAATTTTTATTATTTACAGAAACTTTTCTTGCTGATTGAACCGTAAAAGCAACTTTTGAAGTTGTCTCAAGTCTCTTCGGATTGCCAAAGGCAGATGGATCATATGTAGATACAAAATTTGGATTCAGTACAAGTTGCTCAGCAGTTGTGAGTCCAAGTCTTTCTCCCGATACTGGAGCGAGCAACGTTGCTGTATCTGCTCCTGTTGATGTTGGTTTAAGAAGAATTCTTTGTGGTAATAGTCTTCTCTTTTCATCTGTACGAATCTTAAATACGAATCCTCTGATTGGATCACGAACTGTCTTGAGATTCTTAGGAATAACATAACGAAGACGATATACTCTATCTTCCTTGGTTCTGTTATCCTCAATTCTTTCAAAGTATGAATCAGTGGTTCTCAATCTACCAGCATAATCCGACTGCTTCATTCTAGGAATGATCGTGTTGCCAGCAGATAGAGTTTCTAGATACCAACATCCATCAGTAGCAGCAGCACCAATCTTAGGATCATATCTCAGAGGAGATCTACGCTTATTAGAGAACGTATAGAATACCGCAGTGCTTCCTGGTTGGAAAGAAATAGGAGCAATGTTATCACGAGCGTTCGCAAATGTTTCGTGAATGGTAAATCTTCTAGCATTTACATAACGAACGAAGTAAAGATTTTTGCCAGAAATAGTGGTTCCGCCAAACTGAGATGATAGTGTTGGTAGTGAAGATCCAGTAATATCAGACCCAACGCGGAAAAATACTAACTGTGGTTCTACGTTTGTTGATGGTCTGTCAAAAGCATGTGGTCTATCAGTTTCAAGAATTGTGCTTGATCCAGAAGCAATCTTAGTCTGATATTGATGTAAATCATAGTTAATGTCAAGAACATATTGATATACATCAATTTCTACGTTGGCATCAATACCATCTGTTTCAGACGAGTAGATGTAGATACCAGCAGCTGCGTTTTCTTCACTAGTTGCTAGTAATAGATTCTGTTGATTAGATCCGTTGAACGAACCAATCGTAGAATAATTAAATGGATCTGTAATTCTTCCAGGAGCAATAACATAATATACAGTATTTGTATCAAATCCTTTTGGCAGACGAATCAATCGTTTGTCTACATTAATACCAGATCTTGCTCTAGGTACAAGTCTGACAGGAGTTCCTGTTTCTAACTGGTGTGGGTTGGAAGTAGGTAATCCATTGCTATCAGACTCTGTTAGAGTAAACAGCGTGGCTCTTTGTGCCAAAGCACCTGTATTAATAGATGAGGCAACTCTAGGTACAGTCCCGATCCCACTATTAAGAATAGTAGATAGAATCTGATAGAAGTTAACAATCGTGCTTGCTGTAGAAGCACACTCGCCACCTGGAGCTCCAGTTGCTGGATCCCCAGCAGTCAAATAATTATAATCTTGTATTACACTAGAGTCGGTGGATGGTGTTAGTGTATTTGTCCAAACCCCTCGTGTAAATTCAACATAAAGATTAACATTTGTCGCCGTAGCAGTAGCATTTACTGTAGAACCAAAATCTAACTTACTACCTTGGGTTCCGAGTTGAATTTGGTTTGATGCTAATCCATTAACACCATCGCCAATCTTTTTAATATATGCGGTTGATGGAATTGTTGTTGTATATGCTATTGTGCTGCTAGAAGAAGTTGGAATCGCATTAACACTACGAACTCTCATACCAACAACAAGACCAACAGTGCTATTCACCGTAACGATTGGCGATCCAAATGTCGTGCTTGCGTTTGGAAGATATGTATTGTGATTTCTCATCGAAGAAATCGCCAAATCTCTCACATAACGATAAGCATCTAGAGTTTCTAGTTTTTCATTCTCAATGTAATCAAGTTGATTTCCAGTGTAATATGCTTCTGCTGCGTTAATTGTATTAACGTTTCCGCCCAATCTTAGGTCAGAAGTGATAGCTTCTACAATGTATCCAATGTCACGCTTACACTTGCTTGATTCACTTACCTGTGACCAAGGACCAGGATTTCTAACAGGAAGATTATTCAAATTACCAGCAAGAATAGTGCTAGTGATGATATTTGTTAGAGTATCAATCGTCTGTCTTACGTTAGCACAATCCCAATCTCCATTATCTACAGCAGGAAGACCAGAAATACTACCCGCATTAACAACGCTAGTAACAATTGAGAATAGAGAATCTACTGCTGATTGTACATCTGTACAAGTAGCACCGTTACCAGAGGCATTGTAGGAAACATTGCCACCAGAACCACCAGCAGTTGCTGGACCAGTTGATAAAGCAAGATTCTTTGTATAAAGTTGATTGGTAAGAGCTCTCTTACACCAATCTCTTGCCTTATTAAAAGCAACAACAGATTCTGCCGATTCGCCAACTAATCCATTGGAAATTGGTGTACCTGCTTGCGTGAAATACTCTCTTACAGCACCAACAGTGAACTCGTTTCCACCCCAGAAGAGGTCTTGTGCGATAGAGTCAACGATGTAACCAATATCACGCTTACACTTAGTTTCTCCAGCTGGAATAACAGTAGAAACTTGTTCAGGAGCAAGATTTGTAATGTTTCCTGCGCTTAAATTAGAAGTAACAATAAAAGTAAGACTGTCAATTGCTAATCTTACGTCAGCACACGAATTAGGACTTGTGTTTGGGATGTTACCACCAGTTCCGCTATAGTTTGCTGGTCCAGAAGTAATGGTAGCATCTTTGATTGTTAATTGATTGGTCAGCGCATCTTTCATCAAATTACGAGCTTTTACAAAAGCAACGTTTGACTGATCAATTTCCCCCGCCAGTCCATTTGGAAGTAGTGTGGTGGCATTGGTAAAATATTGTTGGAGGAATTTGCGTGTATATACGTTGCCAGCACCCTGAGAAATATCTAGAGAAACAGCATCAATAAAGAATTCAATATCACGCTTACACTTATCTGGATCTGGATTTGTAAAACTAGGATACTGAATGGCAATTTCTGCGTATGCTCCATCCACAATCTCTTGCTTATTTTGTTGAATTAAACGATAAGCATCTTTGTAACGAGAGATTGATGTTGTTTGAGGATCTCCAGGATAGTAAAAATCTGGGAATTGAACAGCAATTTCAGCAGCTGCTCTATCAATAATTTCCTGTCTGTTGGCAGTAATTAATTTGCTACCATCCTTAAATCTACCAACATTTGCGTCATCATTTACTGGATCAATCGTAATTGTTGAGACGTAAATAGCACCAGTGGCATTTGTTACTCCAGGAGCTGTTGGTACGGTATATCTAAACTGAGTGCTTGTTAATCCAGCAGAAAGAACCTGAAATTTTCCATTAAATGCTGTTTGTGTAGCACCACCAACAGTTACAAATTGGTTTGGTTGTAGATTATGTGGTGTGAGAGTTGTTACAGTAATAGTTGTACCAGAAGCAGAAAGTGTTGGAGTATTAAGAAGTGATGTATTTGTTAATAAGTTTGAAATTGCTTTCTTTGACCAATCTTTGGCTCTGTTAAAAGCAAATACCGATTGAGTTTCTTCACCAGCGAGACCATTTGTAAGTGGTTGACCAGAAGAATTGAAATACGCTCTAGTAGCGTCAATCATATTGGAGTTGCCACCAGTGTACAAATCATTGGCAATGGCATCTACAATATAACCAATATCTCTCTTACACTTTTCGTTGGCATTTCCTCCCCCAGGAACAGTAAATGCTGGGAAAGCAGTTTGCATTTGTGAAAACGCATAATCAATAATTTCTTGGCGGTTTGCCTTGATTAGATTACTTGCGTCTCTAAAACGACCAGTTTCTGCAGTAATATTTGGATTTACATAAGGAATATTCTGAAGATTTGGGTATTTCTCTAAAATATATCCAAATGCTTCAGATTGAATAAATGTCTTGTTAGCATCAATTAAATTGGCAGCATCTTGTCTGAGATTATACTCAGTAGTAAATCCAACACCCGTAGGATTTAAGGTTGATAGAGATGCTGTCCACTTCTTAAATCCAGAATGAATCAAATCTGCTGATTTAGCACCAGAAGCATCTAATTTTACAAAGATTTTTTCGTTTCTCTTAGCACCAAGTCTATAACCGTCAATAGAAGCTGCTGGGCGATCTTCTGGATTGCGAGCATCTTCTGCGCCCAAATAAAGTCTCGTTGAGTTTGGATTTAGCGAAGTGCCTCTTACTAGAGGTACATCAAATGTATAATATTGCTTTCTAATTGTCTTTAATGTAGACAGTGATTTTGGTGGGATAATATCCGTAACATATCCACCTTTATCTTGGTTGAAAGCAAATCCTTTGTAACCAATAGCATGGAGTGAGGTATTACCAAAGTTCGAGTTTGAGTTGGTGATAGACATATCACCACCAGACTCCATTAGGAAGTGATCAGCAAAACCTACAGCGAAGATCGAAACGCACTGAATGAAGGAGTCATCAGATGCCTTAACGTGGAAGTTTCTCCAATCGTCTTTCCAGTATGCGTCACCCTTGATGTGATAAGGAGTTGTAGCAAACGCATCAGTTAGAGGTGCCTGATTCCATGTGTTGCTGAACTCATCGTAGCGAATAAACGCACGATCGTCTTTCTGTAGAGAAACACCAGTGTACTGAGCGATAACCATGGATTTGAAACCAGTGGCTTTCTTACCATCTGCCCAGATACCACAAATACCCCAAGTCGAACGAATCGAAACGTTGAAGACGTATGGTGATGCTGATTCTACGCTATCCACCTCCGCCTGTACGGTAGCATTGGTGTCAAGAGCAGGGGATGAAGCAGCAGTGTAAGTTGTGCCACTAACAAGACCCAATCCAGTGGCGGTCGCTGGTACTCTATAAGTAAATACTTTGGGGTCTGTTGGACTGATGCTGAATACCTGAAATACTCCATTTAGAGTATCATTTAAACCATTATTAGTAATAGCAACATATTGACCAGGAAAAAATCCATGATTAATTTTCGTGCGTACCGTTAATGTAGCAACACCAGCAGGAGAAGAATCATCAATTCTTACCTCATCAAGACGAATAGCATCCTGTAGAGGACCAACAATTCTATTTTCTTGTACTCTAAAATCAAATTCTCTATTACGAATAACCATCAACGTCCATTTATTTGGATTTGTTGATGGAACTGAATTTGTTGAAGATGAGGAAGCTTGATATGCTTGACCATTATAAAGAACTTTATCCCCAGCAGTATAAGTAGTGGTGGAAGACCAATATTCTGTTACAGGAAGAGTTTGACCCTCTACATATACATCATCAATAGGTGGTTGGAAATCGCTGAATACGTGAGAAATCTTTCTGTAAAGAAGACCAAGATCCTGTCTATCAGCAAAAACAAAGTTTGTAATCTTGTGGTGTGAAAACTCAGGAACGAGTTTAGTTACAGTGTCGTTTGGTTGAGTGTAAACTTTACCAATACCAGCAGTGGCATCGTAAAGAGGAGAATTAGAAGAAAGATCTCCATCCTGAATAGTGAACTGCCAGAAATAACAACCACCAGTTACATTAAATAAGGCACAACGAGGAACATCTTTGTCCGCAGGATCAGGAACATAAAGTGGACGTAGTTGAGTTCTACGCAAATCCATACCTACAAGAGATGTACCTCTAGGAATTGTAGCACCACCATCACGTCCATTAAATTTATAAAGAATGTTATTTGGATCGCTTAGATTAAAACTTACATTGCTGTTTGTTTCCCACTCGCCAAGTGCTTGATTATACTGAAAAACAGGTAGATCTGCTACGTTTTCTATGCCTGGGCGGTTGTCAATGTGGTGTACACCAGGAGACAACATGATCGTAAATTGATCGAAACGATCATTGTCAATTCCTGGGAGATACGAGAATCTTGCTACTTCAAGAAAAGCTCTCTGAATGCTTACGAATGGTCTTGTTGGTGAATTTCCTCTGTTGTCTAACGCATCTGTAGCATTAAAGTCGTCAGGAGAAACATAAAGATACTTACCAGTCTTACTTGAAAGTAGATTATCTAATCTCGTTAATGGCATTACTCAGTTACCCGTAACTATGGTTATTTCTTCTGAGTTATTTATACAAAAAAACCCAAGGCGAACCTTAGGTGTGATTTGACTTCCTTCACACGGAGAGCCCCAAGTCGGACTTGAACCAACGACCTACGGTTTACAAAACCGTTGCTCTATCCAGCTGAGCTATTAGGGCATTTGACGAACTGGAAATTCCCATTAAAGGAACCCCAAACATGTTCGTCGGTATTTATATCGTATCCCTTGTCAATTACGTGATAGTAACCGTTTCCGAGAATACTTTGTGTTTGTAGATAGGTTTCTTTTCCCGACCAGGAGACAAGACATTCTTTACAGAGATTTTTGCCGTGAAATTCATCACCTATCAACTCAAATAGTATATCACATCCAGAGAGATATGTCAAGTCGTTTTCTTCTTTGTAATTTTTCACAAGAAGTGTTGACTCTTGAGGAATGACCTCAATAACTGATTTACGATACGCTCGTTTATCAACATAATATTGTTGAGTACAGCGAAACTGGTTTTTACCAATTTTTTCGTGAATCATCTCAATCATAGCAAACTTTGTAGGATGAGACATTGCTTGCATACAATTATTAAAATTACCCTCAAAGTATTCACAAAATTTGTCAATCATCTTTAGGCAATAATTCTGGATTTTCTACTTCTATGTCAAACATCAATGGATGCATTTCTTCCATTATTAAATAATTGGAATAAACATACAAATCTTCATCATCATAATCACGATGAGAAAGAGCTTCTGTTTGAACTGATGGATGGTCTTGTATAAGTTGAGGAAGTTCGTCAAACGTATAAGGAAGACCTTGAATGAAATACATACGAACAACCTCACCCATATAAAAACAATATGCTTGAGAAAGTGTGTATTTCATTACTTTTCCCACTACACTGTATTTAGTGAGAAATAGGGACGGGGGGACTTGAACCCCCACGGGATTGCTCCCAACAGATTTTAAGTCTGGTGTGTCTACCACTTCCACCACATCCCCGTGGTATGACAGTATTATAGCAGGTGCTCTAGGGACTGTCAAGTGCTGGTTGCGAGGATCGAACTCGCCTATATCCGATTATGAGTCGGGTGCTTTCACCAGATAGCTAAACCAGCATTATCTGTAAATGAAATTGTCCGACTTAAGAAGTTTGGAACATTTATCCTTAAGTTCAACTAATTCATTGATCGTAGCACATTTAAACGTGATAATCGTTCCATCTTCACCTCGGATGACTACCTTCTTATTATAGAGGTCTACTGCGATCTTGTCGAGAGCTTGTTCAGAAGGATTTAAGAAACTCATAAGACTCAGACCTCAAAGCGTCACATTGCTAGTTTACCCGTATTTAGGGATTCTGTCAAGGGGGTGAGCTCGACTTTTTTGACCAAAAATTTGCCGAGATTTTTTTTACGACCTTTTGGTAATTAAAGGTCAATTTTGAAATCGCTATTAATTTAAGAAAATTGCTGGAGCAACTAAATTAATCTTGGCGGCTGTAATACCTATAGTTAGTGCGGTAGGTGGCGTTCCTGGTGTATATGGTCCCGCTGTCATGTAAACTGCTCCTTTGCCAAACATGGCAAGATCAGAAGCATCAGACCCGACATACATTCCTGGTTTATTCATTTTAATTAGAGATGGTGCCAACGTTTTGTCTAGGATGGGTGTTACAATATCAGCTACAACACTCTTGGCATTTCCAGAAGCAAAGTTGCCCACCTTTGTACTAAACACTATGTCGCCTTTGGTGATGTTGAATGTGACTCCACCATCAGCAGACAATCCATTTTCCACTAGCAACAATGGTTTAGTAATTTCTGGCGTTGAGGTTGTTGCTGGCGTAATATCTTTAAACTTATTGTTAATTGTATACGCCGCCTTCGCTGTTATCATTGGAGGAGTTGCTGATGCTGTTGCTATAACAGCTGCTAAAGCAGGGTTTGTATTTAAAACTGTAGTTGCTTTCTTGCCGCCAATTGTTTCAAGCATGTCACGAGCGACATTAATATCCAAGTCACCAGCAGAATTGATGTTCAACGATGAAGCAGCGTTGTCCATTTGAATGGTATATTCTCCATCCACTTTCATAAACTTAGCTGACTCTTGTGTAACCTTTGTTGATGCTGTATTATTATAAGAACCACATCGCATGTCAATCAATCCACCATATTCCTCTCCTGGCTTTGCTGAACCTGTTTTTTCTCCTGGTCCACCACCAGCGAGTAATTTGATGTCAGAACCTTTTAACTCTAATGATTTTGCTGCTGCTAAAGTCAGGTTGCCAGCAGATTTAACCGCAACATTTCCACTTCTAACTTCTATTGCTAAGTCTCCGTTTACAACCAACGAAAATGCTGTTCCCTTTACAGACGGATTCTCTGCTGCTAAGGCATCATTGTCATTGTTTACTTCAATAGCAAGATATTCGTTGATTTTAATTTGAGATGGTCCATCACTATGAATGGACATGTTGCCCGTGTTTGGGTCGTTTGATGGATTTTTAACTGATGATAAAAGCAAAGAACCATTTGGTTCTACACGTACTCCAGCTCCTTGTGCTGTTCTCACTTGCCAGAACGCACCACCAGTTAACTCATTATATCCTTCTTGCTTAATTAAATTACCACCTTGCGATGTTGTTGTTTCTAGTTTTGTTATGTCTGCTACTTTACTTGCTTGAACATCTGATTCTGGATTTAGTGAACCAGAACTTCCAAATCCCTGTAGTTCTGGTGGAATCCATGCTCCAATATCTTGAAGCACTCCCATCACTTCAGAACCAAACTGGTCTATCTCATCTTGTATGTCTCCAAGAAAACTATTGACACCAGAAGTAGCATCTGCTAAACTTGGAAGGTTTAAATTAGCATCTGGGGTGAAGTTTCTTAATCCAGTACCGCACTTCCCGCTTACAGTAGGTCTGGGAAGACTACGTGCTCCTGTTCTTAAATCGTTCTGTAATTCTAACCAGTTCTTTGGCATTTACTTCACCTCTTACACAGTACAATCATCACAATTGCCATCGGGACAATCAACAACTTCAGCTGTTCCGAATGGAGCAATACCTTGAGTATATCTATCAAACAATTCTTGCTCTAAGCAAGAGAAAGATGGAATTGCTAGTGCTCCATTGCCACCACCACCAATGATTTCTATCGTAGGAAACTCATCGAAGGTTTTAATTTTATTTATTATCTTGATGTTACTCACATATCCATTTGTAATTTCTGCTTGTGCTACAGTTTTCTCACCATTTACATAGATGATTGGAGATGAAGTGTATCCATATCCTGGTCTGATGACAATGAATCCATCTATGAAACAGTTTGTACCTGATGGTTTATTAGGAACATAACCTGATCCAGGGCGTTCAACTTTAACCTTAACGATCTTCCCGTTTTCATCCACAACCGCAGATGCTGATGCTCCATTTCCCTCACCATAGATTCGTATGAATGGTGGTTTAATATAATTATCTCCAGGATCAACGATAGGAATATCAAGTATCCTTCCCCTATCATCTACAATAGGTGGACCAAAAGTAGGTGGAATAAATTCTCTATCTTCTGGAGTTGTGGGTGTGACTGGAGAATCATTATAGATTGTAAAGTCTACTGTCACGCCTGGTCCCAAAACACTAAACGTAACTACTTCTTCTGTGGAGACACTAATGTTTTCAGAAATTGTAACTGTAGTAACAGCAACGTTTCCGACCATTCTCATTTTTCCTACCGTTGTACCACCAACAAAATCACGACTCTCAACATTGCCGAAGAGTAAGAAATCATACTCAGTTCCATCAGGAACTGAACCAGAAGAAACAGCAAGGGTAAAAGCAATGTTTTCTCTTCTTGTTACTCTTGTTTTGTTAGCGATTAGAGTAAACAATAGTGGATCTGGTGTGCCAGTAGATACGGGAGAGAATACGTTAGTTGATGAACCAGACATTATAATATCTTCTTCTCTTTTCAAATCAATAGAAACTCTAGCATCTACATTTGTTTCTACTGTTGATACACCACTAATTACAATCGTGTCAAATTCATCTTCCTCTACATTCACTGGGGGGAATACTGCCACAGGCACTGGATCTGTTGGAGTGGGCGTTGTTGGTTCTACATACTCTGGCACCTCTGGGAATGGCGATGGCGGTTCTGGTTCTGGTGGTATGACAGGTCCAGATGGTGTGCCAGGAATACCTCCACCAGGAACTGCTGTAGTAGGTTCTGGGCAAGGCAAAGAATACGCTTCCTCACAAGTTGTCTGTAACTCAGAGACACCCTCAGAAGCAATCTTATCTATCAAAGCATCTAGTTTAGCGAAGTCATCTGCTCCAGGTTTTTTCTTTGCTCTCTTATTACATGCGGATTTCAGTTGCTCTTCTGTTAAACATTTTTCTCCTGCTCCAGAGCAACTGATACCAAGGAGTTGAAAGATGAATTGTAGAGCTGCTCCAAGAATATTCAATGGACTTGCTATGATTCCAAGCAACGCCTGTAAAGGACCGAGAATAGATGATACAATACTCTCTAGAAAACTTGAGATTTGACTTAAAATTTGTGAGATGATTCCTTCAATAACACATGTTGCTGCGTTAACTGCCTCAAGCAACAGATTCGTCAATAGATTAGTCAAGAAATCAAATAACTTTTCCTCAAGGTCAGCAATCTGACAGTTTAGTTTTCCTAATTGTTCATTCAACCACTTGGTTAATTTACCGAGAACTCCCAACCTTCTCTTCTTAATAACTGTACCAGTCTTAGGGTCTTTGAGCGATTCTGGTGATGGAATACCAAGCAAAAATTTTACAACTACTTTGACACCTTGCTTTAAAAGAGAATGTAACTTTGCTTTAGCTGCTTCAACATATGTTCTTGCGATGCCATTTATTCTACTGATATATCCCTGTGCTGTTCCAGCATAGTCAACTACAGTCCCTGTTGTACTACTCAACATTTGTGTGCCAATCTGCCCACCATTTTTCGAGACGCTGCCCAAAAATTCTGTGAGCGTTTGCTCCATCTTTGTCTTAACTGTGTTTGTTTTCTTACACAGTGGGTCAGCAACACCAACACAGAAGTAAGAACCTGCTGGATTGCCTACAGTTTTTTCTCCATTTGTTCCAGCAGCAAGAGTTGATGGTGGTAGTTGTGTTGTGGCGGTTCCTGTTGTTTGATTCGCTGCTGCGTCTTGTGCTCCAGCTGGCAACGTTACGGATGGGTTTGTTGGTGGAACATAACGTTGATATGATAAACAAGCATCAGCAGGGACTGAAGTTTCAATTGATTTATTTTTCGAAGAATTATATACCTTTGCCATCTGCCCCATGATGACGGGGTGTTGTCCAGTAGCACCATCAAGAAAGAATCCCATTACCCAATCACCTTTCTGTAATCTTACAGGAGAATGATTGCTCTTTCCTTCACTTGATGTGTGTGTCACTGGCATTAGCACAGTAGCCCAAGGCAAATCCTCATAGGGAACAGATGTACAACTCTTTAGATGTTGCCCTACGATTCTTACTTTATATCTAAAAGATGCCTTTGGGTCTTTGTCTGTTTCAACTTGCCCAATCCACCAATAGAATCCGTCTTTACCTGCGAATCCAATTGGTGTATTTAATTCAGGTAACAGCATGATTAGTTATCATAAATTCTACACTCTAAAGCATTTGGATTCTCATCGCAAAATAATTCAAATGGAGTTGGGTCGTGCTGAGTTTCTGGGTGTCTCTCCAGAAATTTTTCTAGTGCTTCTAATTCTTCTTCAGCATGTCTTCTTGCTTGCGATGACACTAAAGCATCATCAATTATTTTTTTGTCGTGTTCAATATGTTTGTGAATGTTTTCCATCTTAACTACCTAAGTTGTCTCGTATTAATTCCACATTTGAAACGGCAACAAGTCCTACGTTATTATCTCTTAGAACTTCATAAGATATTTTACTAATTAAATAAACTCCACTATTAGCTTTATCAAAAAGTTCTTTCTCTCTTTCTGATGCGAGAGATTGATTTGGTAACTTAACTTTTAACTTATCGCCTGCTCTTAATTCTAAATTCAATGGTATAGTAATATTTAGTACCTGATTTTTCATTATCATACTTCTGCTAATAGATTGTGCCATCCATTGTTTTTTGAAGTCTGGATATGGTGTTGCTTGCCCGCCAGAAGATTGTGTTGGGTCAGCGATACCAAAACCAGAATAGAATGTTTCATGATCATAGAACTGAAGCATTACTCTCGATGGGTACTGTGAAAAGTTTTTAATCTGATCAGGAATCTTTTCATCAGTGCCGAGATGTTTCATCTGTTGATATTCTTTTTCCAAGGAAAATTTATACTCTTCGTATTCTAATGATGATGGATTGAAGAAAGAAATTACAGAACCATACACACCATATCTCATTTTCTGTAAAATATTTTCTTGACTGCCGAAAGAATAATTTAGTATTTTGTAAGTGTTGTTTTCGGTATTTGACTCTGGTGTTTGAGCAATTGAATACGCATACTCTTTATGTTTTTCTGGGTCCGATACTAACTTATCAATAGATTTAAAAACGTATCCATCGTATGTTTCAAAGAACTTATAACCAGCACTTCCAGAAATTATCTTTGTTGTATCAGGAACATCGGATTTTATTGCTCCTGGATTATCTGTTTTAGTTGTTTTAGATGCCGCTGCTTTTTGTTGTGGATTAGCAGCACTTGACACACACTCGGGGAGTAAAGACGCTATCATGTCAAAAGGTCTTTTCATAGATGGAATTTCTTTTGTCTTATATTTACAAGTTTCAAAGTTGGAAGATTTAATTTTAGACCCCGCTTCTAGATAATTTGTTAGTATATCTTTTACAATAGTGTCTCCAGTGCCTTCTACTTTTTTACCAATACGAAGGACTTCATTCTTAAGTGCTTCCATGGTAAACAAATCTAAGATATACATCTGAGTATTTCTAGAAACAATTCTATTTCTTATGCCATAAATTACAAACTCATACTTGTATTCCGTTTTTGAAATTGCTGGAACTTGTATTTTTATGACAACTTTTTCTGTTCCTACAATTGGTGCGGTGGCAATCAAGTTAGTCGCGGTATCAATTAATGTTAATTCTGCTGCCATGGTAGGCATATCAATTCCTTCATAGATACGAATACTTTCAATCTGAGCTGCTGGTTTCGAACCAGTAAGGATATACTTCTTACCTTTTAATCCTTCAATGTATACTTCCTTTACTACCGCATTTAAATCGTTCATTTTTTAATTCCCCCAAGGATTAATGGTCAACACAGAAAAAGCTATTCCACTACCAAAAGCATCACCAACATAAGAACTTGTTGATTGCCCTTCATCATTTGATACTGGTATAATAGGAGCTGGTCCAGCTTGCTGATATAAATTTATAATGGTAGCAGTATCCAAACCATCAAATGGTTGTGCTGTTGGAGTAGGCACAGATTTGGCAGGAGATGATCGTGGTGCTACTGCCGTTGCTGTTGGTCGTGGAATCAAATCATCCCCAACAACAGTAGGTTGACCAGGAAATTCTTTATCGGTTCCTAATAAGTTTCTTCCTTGTTGTCTCATTTGTGACGCAGTAATCATTCTCCTGATGTCACCCACATCATCTGATATGCCTGATTGTTTTACTGACCCACCTTTCTCATAATTTCTACCCATCATTTCTTGTATAGCTTTATTTGTATTTGCTGTTCTATCAGCAAGTCTACCCATTGGAGCATCGGAATAGATGCCAGTCTTTCCTTGTTCAACTGACTTCATACCTGTTACCCACCCTAAGAAATCCCACCAAGGTTTCTTGACAACGCCACCTTCTTTCATTGATGGTTTGATAGTTCCTCCCCTTTCTTGATCACCTCTAACTCTAGAACTTCTTGCGTTGGAGATGTCTGTTTCTGCTATCCACTTGAAAGTATTTTTAGCACTCTCTGGCATATGAACACGCATAAAAGCTCTCACTTCATTAAAAGCTTCCGTAGCAATAGCACTGTTTTGTATATTGCCAGCACCATCTTTCTTTCCTTGGTAAACCATTTTCGGTGCCCAATTAAATATTCCTGGTTTTTCCCAAACTTCAAAAGACCCATTGCCGCTGTTTAATAATATATGATGACTTTTATTCCACTTTGATTCTGAACGGAATGGTAAGTATCTTTGCTTTACTTCTTTATTTTCTAAATGTTTTCCTTCTTCGACTGTTAGATCTGGTATAGCCGCGCCCTTTTGACTGGTTGGATCGGAATACTTACCGTCCATTGGTTTTTGATTTCCATTTGAAGGTGGTGGAGATGCTGGATTGCCAGATGGATTTGATTGTGGTGGAGTAACTCCTGGTGGAGGTGTAGTTACTGTAGGATTTGGTGTTGTTCCTTCTGTTTTCTCTTCTTTTTTCTTAGCCCCCAATGCTTCTAAAGATCCAGCAATTAAATTTTCTAAAAACTTATCTCTTGTTTTTTTGGCACCAGCATCTTCTCTAAATCTACCACCACCAACTTTTATGTTTGGAAGTGTTTGTGACATACCAAATGTTCTTGCTAAATTAGAAATGTCTGGACCTAGTGCTTGTGCGACTGGAGCACCTAATGGTCCCATACCTTTGATGAACTGATCAACTACCGCAAGAGTAGAGGCACCTGATGCTTGCATTCCAGGATCAGATTCGCCCTCTGGAGTGGCAGAAGGTTTAGCATTAAACATGCTACGAGCAGATCTCGAATTCAAATCAACGACTGCTTCTTTACCTGCTTCGCCTATCATACTATTCGTTCCACCAGTCATGCCACCAGCAAACTTCATGGTGCCAGAAGAATGTTTGATTATTGCCCCTGAAGATTTATTTTTATCATTTTCTAATTGTTGATTGACGAGTGTAGGAATTAAAAATCCACCAGTCAAAGGATTTGATGCTTGTTCTATGAGAACTTTTTCCTTTTGTTTTTCTGTTAATGCTTGACCAGATTTCTTTTCTTTTTCAGTTACTACTCTTTCCGCAGTAGATTTAGAATCTTGACTGAGTTTAAATGCACTGAGAGTAGTAGCAATTATAGGTATAGTGAGAGGATATTGTATGGCAGTTCTTAATCCACCCATAATACCAGCACCAATACCCATATCACCAGCACGTTGTAATAAAGCACCAGTAAGTGTGCCACCACCATCTGCGCTGCCACCACCTCTTCCACCACCCGTTGCTCTCGGTGCACCCGTTGCTCTCGGTGCTTTACCAACACCACCGCCTGGTCTCAATGATTTAACACCAGAAACTATAGAAGATTGATTCTCAAGTTGATCTGATAGAATACTTGTGATTGCTTGTACACCAGTAGCCGTGAAGGATTGTGCTTGTAACTGCTGATTTAAAATGTTGGTTATGGCAGCAAGACCACCAGCAAGACCAAGAGTATCTGCTGTAAGAGATCCAAATCCTTCAGTTAAAATTTTAGCAAGACCAGTAGCACCACCAGAAGTTCTTGGTTGTTTACTCTCTACTTCCTCTGCTTTTCCTTTGTCTGGTTTAAATAAATTAGTAACTGAAGATAGAGCACCTGTCAATAAGTTAGTTGACTGTTGTGGTGTATCTTTCTTGGATTTTTTCTTCTTGCTTTTATCTTTCTTCTTCGCTGCCTTTCTACTTTGAGTAGCTTTAGATAGTATAAAACCTGTTAAAGTATTATTTTCTGCTGGCATTTCTTTACAGGTCTCCTACTTGTTGTATTTATCGAGCACGTCTCATTCCTAACTCTCTTTTTAACTTATGAGAATTAAAAATTAAATTGGGGATAAAAGTAATCGCACTCTGAACTTGTTGTACAAAATTTGGTTGACTGGGGGAAGACATATTGTTCACAATAATTCTGTTTGATGATTGCGATTGTGTGGAAGGTGTTCTTGTTTGAGATGATATCATCTTAGGAACTGGTGCTGGTTTAGGTAACTTAGCATCATAAAACCATCCATGAAAATTATATCTTGGTCCTCTTGTAACATCTCCAGGTTTCATATATGGTTTTTGACTTTCTCCCATAAAGTCTGTTCTACCACCAATAAATCTTTGTGCCTCTCTTTGTAATGATGGATTTGTTATTGATTGAGCCGCCATATCTACCTTCTGTCCATTTCCAGCAGCAGCAATAGCAGATTTCCTATCTCTTATTGCTGCCCACACGCCAGCGTTATGGAAAGTAGGTTCGAACTGACCAGGAGCAGTAATGATAGCACCTATAGATTTACCACCAGGGTATGTTCCTATAGCAGCACGATTATACAACGCTTGGGCTATATCAGCTTGTCCTTGTGGATGTAAACTATCTTCCTTTGAAGCTAAAGCAGCAATCTTCCAGAAATCAGCAGAACCACCAGTAGAAAATTCATTCACACGTTGAGTGTTAGATCCCATAGCAATTTGTCTCCATCTTTTTGATACTCCGAGAGGATCTTTAAAAATATCATATCGTTTATTTTTAACAGGATATACCTGAAATCCTTCACTACTTTCAACAACAATTTCAGAACCATGTAGTGTAACTGGCATCCCAAGAATTGTGGTATCATATCCACCATCTGGTCCAGTAATTAAATATGGTGTTCCTGGTGATATGTTTTTACCTATACTTGCTCCTTCCTGTAGTTTATATTTTTTCTTTTTCTCTTCTACGTGTGCGTCTAAATCTGATCTAGTAATTTTTCCATCTTGGTTATAATCCAGACCGACGTTTGCTTCATAATATCTTTCTCCTTTGACTGTCAAAACATCTTCTTTAATAAATGCTGGTAAAAATACTGCGGCATATATTTGCCCACCTGTAGCACCTTGAGGTAATTTGTTATCAAAATATTTTTCTACATATTTCATTTGCTGCGCTCTAGTCATGCGAGCAAGTTCATCCGTAGATGTTCCCAATCCAGCTGCTGTAGAAGGAATGAATTGTATTAATCCAGTTGCTCCGCTTTTGGGGTTTCTAATATCTGGTTTTAATGTTCCACCAGTTTCAACTAACATCACCGCAAGAAGATCATTGGCATTGATATTGAATTTTTTTGCTACTCTGTTTAATTCTGCTGTAAATTCTGGATCGTCCTTCCAGTTTGCTGGAACAAATCCTGACGGTCTATTTGGATCGGTTGGATCTATTGTTCTATCAATAAACTTTTTAATAAAATCCTCATCACCTAAAAATTGCCCCCAAGTTTTACCAAAATCTCTTTGCTGTTGATTTAAATCAAGCATCGCGGCTTGTACAGGACCACCCACCAAAGAATTAACAACGCTATCAGTAATACCTAGAGCAACTGAAAATGGTTTTACAATACTATTCAGATATGGTTTGAAAAATCCCCCCAAAGAACCAGATGATTTTATAAAATCACCGAGCACAGATAGAGCAGCAATACCAGATGCTTGTAATGGCAGTGATAATGTATCTGCGTATGGTTGTAATTGTTTTTCTTTTCTTTCTTGTTTTGTTTGCCCAGGAACAACACCACCGCTTGCCATTTTATTTGGCGATGATGGTGAAGGTGTTTGTGGAGATGGAATATTTAATTCTTCTGGTGTTTTCTTGGGAAACTTAGATATTTTTTCTTCTACTTTATTGTAAAATAAATTTTCAAGCAATGCGTTCTTAGAAAACATTGCTGCAATAACGCTTACTTTATTGGCAATTTCATTTTCTATTTCAATTGCTTCGTTTCTTAGATCAATTTGCTCATTAAGTTTTTCTAAATTTTCTTCCGATTTTTCAGTTAAAGAATCGAATTCTAATTGTAAAGATTGTTCAAAACTTAGTGCTTCCTCTCTGTTTTGTTTTGCCTTCGCAGCAATTTGCTCATTGAGGTTCATCTTATGCTATCCTCCTCATCTGAGTAGTTGACATGACAGAACTTGTTGGGATGTCAACAGACACAAAAGCAACCTGTGATTTAGATGATTGTGGAATTATGGTTGGGGAAGATGTGGAAGGCACAGACATCGAAACAGTTTTTGGTTTTGGTTTATTTTTTAAGTTGCCATATATATCCATGTTTTGATCAGCGCCTTTCATTCCAGCGTCTCTCATCACATCTCTCAATTTATCATAGTATTGCTGTTGCTTTACAGCAGTTCTTGCGGCACTGTTAACTAAAGGTTTGTATGCTCCACCACCTGGCATGTTGGTTATATCTCTTGCGTTTTGTATAGCGTTTCTTAATTGTTGATTGTTGGTTGATGTTATAGCACCCTGAGGTTTAACTTGCCTCTGAGCGTTGGGTGGTGTATACAATCCATGAATGCCTGGTAAATATCCTGGACCAAAATCGGTAGGAATAAAATACTTACCAGTCTTTTCGTAGTATCTTCTATTTTCTTTTTGAGAATACTCACCCATATTTCCTTTAGGGAACGAAGGCTTGCCCAAAGGAATGCCAAGTAATTTATTTTGATACCCAGCAAGAGTTTGTCTGATGCCTTGTATATCTTTTGGTCCACTACTCTTTGGTGCCATTACGGTTCCAGTACCTGGAAGGACTCTACCTAGAGTATTTAAAAATCCACCCTCAGAAAAACTTGGTTTGTTCTGGTGAGTCCATTCTACTGGGTCTATTTGCCCACCGTATTTCTGTGTTCTTACTTCCCAATGTAGGTGAGGACCAGTAGACCTACCAGTATTTCCTAGTGTACCAATAACTTCACCCGCCTTAACTTTGGAACCTATTTGAAGACTAGCAGCTACGTCTTGTAAGTGTCCATAGTAAGTAAATATTTTTGGTTGATCGTGTTCGATGCCAATCAAATTTCCATATCCACCACCACCATCAATAGGATAATTTCTATTAATATCATACACAGTACCCGCAAATGGGGTGATAATTTTTATACCTGGATCGCCATCTAAATCAATACCACTGTGTTGTCTACCCCAACGATAACCAAATCCAGATACATAACCAATTTTTTTTGTATCTGCTTTAGAAAAAGGTATCCAAGCGGGAAGTTTTCCTACATTAGTTCCGCCAACAAATCTTAAATCTTTCTCAGAAGAAATTGTTCCAATGTCTTTTGCTATTTCTCCCGAAGGCAATCCTGGAGGTCCACCAAATACTCCACTCGCTCCAGGAAAAAATAGACGATTGTTATTCATATAAATCCGCCAGGATTTATAGAAACGATTTACATCAAATATATTTTCTTCTGTGCCAGCATACCCAGGACCACCAAACATTTCGATAACTTCACTGCGCGACAGACCAAGAATAGAAGAAATTAATTCTATATTTTTTGGAATGTTTACGTTAAAGTAACCAGCAAATGGTCCCAATGAACGAAGAACCGAACCAAATACTGATACCGCAGCACCAAGTAAAGCATTGATTGGTTTAGTTAATACGTCAGCCAGTGCTTGATTGTATTGTTGATTGTCATATTGATTGAGTATTTCCTTTCCATAATTTCTATTCAAAGGAATTACTGCTGTTCCTGGCGCCAATTTACCAACAGTTGGATTATCATATACCCCAGGTGGTATAACTTTTCCTTGAGATGGAAGCGTTGATACCCCACCCTCTGCTAGTTTTGTAGTTGGTTGTGTGGATTGTTTCTTGCCAGTAAATGGAGATGTTAATTTCTGGAAGAATTGTTTTCTTGCTTCTCTTTTTCTTTCTTCAGTTTCAATATCATCAAGTGCTTCTTGATAGTTCTCACCCATCTGTTCGAGTAAGAACTTAACATCATTTAAGTCTTCATCTATTCTTCTTAGGTAACCTAGACTTCTTTGTAGTCTAAAGTTTTGTCTTGATAATTCATTACCTATTTTATCCAACACCATTCCATATTTTGTCATGGATCTCATGACATTAGATGGCATTTTATTGGGAGGAATGAGATCCTCATCTCTCAATGGAGTTGGTTTAGGTTTCTCTGGTTCTGGTTGAACAACTGGTACTGGTATTTCTGGTATTAATTCTACCTTTGGTTCTTCAGGAATTTCTGGTATGAGATCTGGCGCTGGTTGTGGTTCTGGCGCTGGTGGTTTCGTTGCTGGTATAAGAGGAGTTGCTGGCTTGATCTTAGTTTCTCTTCGCTGATTAACCAAACGATCTACTTCAGCTTCTTCTATCTTCGCATCTACTTTCTTGCGAAATGGTTTCTCAAGATACTCTTCAACTAACCACTCTTGATATTTCTGCTGCCTCTCCATCCACTGAACAGGAGTACCACTTTCTTGATCCAAAGAAGGATACCCACGAGGATCCTTCTTTAAATTTTCAATCAGCTTATCGGCTTCTGCTTCTGTTATGTTTACATAGGAAGAATAATGTTCACCATCTGTTGGTCTTCCAGTAAGACGAGCTTTTAAAGTTACCCACAAACGAGATTTTGGACTAACATAAGACCAGGGTATCTTGGGATCAAGTACCCCCTCAGGCGGCTGTGGTAAATCTAAGTCTTCGGGATTCATTGCTTGTTCTTACGGTTTTGTTCTTCTATGTACTGATTCAACATAGTAACATAAACAATTCTTTCCCAAGGTAGCATGTTATCCAATTCACTCAAAGAAAATTTATGAATGTACATCAGATTAAAATTTGACTGATAATGATTAGCCAAATTATCATGGAACATGCTCACCCGAAAAAATTTACAAGACCCTCAATGGTGTACTCAGATTCAACTTCTGTCTTTGGATTCTTAACAGTAAAAGTATGAGATAGTTTTGGCATCGTAGCAAAGAAGTCTTTGACTTTTTCAAACTGCTTTGATGTAAGACCACCAATCCATTCTTCTATTTCTTTCTTGGAAGTATTTTTTGCTTCGTAAACATCTTCACCAACAAAAATTTGATCTACAGAATCAACAATGATATCAAAAACTTCTTCGGCGTTCAAACTCTTCATCATGATTTGTGTCTTGATGAACTGATCCATTCCAGGATACTTCATTATTAATCCAGTAGTATCATCGAGTAGGATTGTGTTTGTATGTTCTGGTGTTTTTTGTACTTTAACTTCGTTTAGATCTAAAGTATAATTTACTTGAGTTTCATTATCATCACTACAAGTAATCTTCATCTGAACTTCTTCACCAACAGACTTAGCACGAATGTTGAGAAACAAATATTCAATATCAAACGATGCCAAATCTGATACTTTAATGCCTCTAGTAAGTACACAAGACTTCACGATGTTAACTACAGCATCTTGAATTTGTTTCTCATCCTCAGACTCCATTGCCATCAGTAAAACTTTTTCTTCACTGACTAAGAATGGTCTGAACTTAACTGGTTTTTCCGTTGATGGTAGTTCCAATTCATATGTTGGGACTGGTGGTTTTGGTAAAGCCATGATTACTCCAAAAGAAATAATATTATTACAATTTATTTATCGGTTAGGCCAACGTAATCCATTTTCAGATTTATCCCAAGAACTATAATAAAAATTAGCAGTACACTTTACTAATTGTGAAGAACCATATGATAATGGGATAGCATCTACTGAATAAGGCCAAGCATTATTTAAAACATAACCAAGTGTAGCTACACCAATCTCATCATCTTTGTTTCTTTCTCTTTTTTCTATATTAATTTGACACTGGTAATCTTTAGGATACTTCAATCTTCTAACTTTTTCTCCAGATCTTGATGCCGATGTAGTATTATAAATTGCTCCATGCCAATCCAACAAAAATTTAAATGCCTGCATTTCGGCATCACACATAAATGATAATTGTATGTCACTATAAATTGGTGAAGTTGGATAGTAAATTGGACCCTGCCCCTGATATCTTCCAGCAATTGATCCAGTATTTGATTGAATACCAGGGAGAGAAACTTCATCACACATTAATAATATTCTTTCACCAACTTTAGATACTCCCTTACTTCCAAATACAGGTGCTTCTAGTCCACCAGAACGACCAGTTCCAGTCAACAAACCTCTAAGTGAATCAGTGAGAGTAAAGTATACGGAATAGGTATTACTCCTTGCCATTCCCCTACCATTAACAATAGCGGTAAGGTAATTCTTAACACCCATCTATAAATACCTTTGAGTAGTTTTATATTTATATTTATGGCGTACTCGGGATTTTATCGCCCAATAAATCCCACGAAGTATAGGGGCAACCCTATGAATATAATCTATCGCTCGTTATGGGAAAGGAAATTTATGATTTTCTGTGATAGAAATAATAGTGTGATTGAATGGGGCAGTGAGGAAGTTGTGATACCTTATCGTTCCCCAGTGGATGGTAGAGTACACAGATACTATGTGGACTTCTATATTAAAGTTCGTACCAAAACAAATGAAATTAAAAAATATCTTGTTGAAATCAAACCAAAGAATCAAACATCTCCTCCACCCCCAGCAAAGAAACAAACTAAATTATACAAAGATAAAGTCCTGACGTTTCTAAAGAACCAAGCGAAATGGGAAGCCGCAAGTGACTGGTGTGAGGATAGACAGATGCAGTTCCTTATTCTCACCGAAGATCACTTGGGGGTATGACGTATGGCAAAAGGATTCAAAAAAGAATCAAGAGGAAAATCAAAAGGATACCAAACACTCTTTGAAAGAGTAAAAGAAAAAACTGATGGAGAAGAACAGACTTGGCAGTGGTATAGAAAGACTGTTCGTTCGATGGCACTTGAATACAAACAGAATCCAGACAAAACAATAAGAGATGAACGCAGAGATAGAAATGATGATAGTGATGCTCAAGATCAAAATAGATTAAGAAGATATGCGAGACAGGGTAGACTGTTTCTTTTTGAATACAAAGCAAAGATGAAGTATCTACCATACTACGATACTTTTCCTCTAGTCTACGTCATCAAAGCCAACACAGATCATTTCTTTGGTTTCAATCTTCATTATCTAGAACCAAGAAAAAGAGTAATAGCAATACAAAAACTAAAAGATGATAGAATAGACTTGCCTCGATCATGTCTTCATAAATATATTTTAGACCATGTAGATGGATTCCTTTTAGATCTTTCTATCAATGAATGGGATACTGCTATTACACTACCAGTAGAACACTTTGTTAGAGAAAGAAGTGGGGTACTAATTCCATATAAATCATCTGATGTGTGGAAAGAAACCAACGAAAAATATAATGATCGCATCAAAGCCAAGCGTATCATAAAAGGATACGGAAGCCCAGAAGATATCACAGACGTAACGTAAATGGCAACTTTAAAGTATCCAGAAAATATTAATGGTAGTTCCGACTATATAAAATTTAAATTTTTTGAATACAAGGCACCGTATAGTGATGGAGCGATTACTGGTGCTGCTTCTGGTGTATTATACAACAAAAGTGCGATAGCACTAACACCAGCTAAACTTGATGAAATAATAATAACTATGCCAAATGATATTGGCAGTTCTATCGTTGGAACCTGGGGCGATAGATCTTTTTCTGGATTGGCAGCTGCTGCTATTGGTGCGGTTGGTGGCATTACCAATTTAGACAAAGTAGGAAACAACATTGGAGAGTTTGTAAGTAAAATGACAGCAGGTGCTGCTACGGGCGTGCTGGAAGATGCATTAAAACTAGCAGCAGAAAAATTATCAACTGCTCCAGGAGTTGGTTCAAATCTACAACTCAACGATTATCTAGGACTTGTTAGTGGATACATTACAAATCCAAATACAGAATTGTTATATCAAGGTACTCAACTAAGAAATCATGGTTACACATTTAAGATGATTGCTCAAACTGAAACAGAAGCAAAAGCGATAGATAAAATTGCTACAGTATTCAAACAAGCAGCAGCACCAAAAGGGAATACTGCTAAAATTTTAAATGCCAATGTAAGAAACTTTATTGGCATTCCTAATGTATGTAGAGTTTCTTTTCACCAAGGAGGAGAGACATCAGAAGAACATTTATATCTTCCAAGATTTAAAACATCTGCCATAACAAGTGTAAGTGTTGATTATATTACCGAGGGACAATACATGACATTTGAAGATGGAAGACCAATAGGACTAGGACTACAAGTTAATTTCAGAGAACTCAAACTACTCTTTGCTGATGAAATTGGTGAAGGTAACACTAAGTTTAGATAATCATGGCATACTTCAACAGACTACCTAACGTAGAGTACGATAAAAAACCTTTGACGTTTCCATATTCGGAAACAGAATATGTTCTTGTCAAAAATTTCTTTCGTCGTTACAAGTTATCCGAATCATCTTTCAACTACAATACTTTGTTTGATAAGTATGCCATGATTGATACTGATAGGTTGGATGTTTTAGCAGATAAATTTTATGAGAATCCAGAGTATGATTGGATTATCGCCATCACCAACAACATCTTAAATACTTATTCTGATTTACCAAAACCAGAGACAAGACTATACGATATGGTAAACGAAGCATACAAAGATGCTCCTGGTAATCAGTCTGTACTTCCTGCTGATAGAATTCATCACTACGAAACCAGAGAAGTGAAAGATAGTGCTGGTAGAGTTGTGCTACAATCTGGATTAAAAGTTGAATCTACTTTCTCTAACAGTCCACTTAAACCTAGCGATGGAAAATTCTATTATTATGATAGCGGATCAGGTGCTACTATGAAAGTAAATGGCAGTAGTGTCATCACGGCAATCACGAACTATGAATATGAGTTGAAATTAAACGATGTGAAGAGAGAAATTTATATTTTAAAACCTCAATTCGTTCAAGAATTTATTTCGCAATTTGAAGCTGGCATGGAATACTCTAGATCATCAGCTTACGTTGACAAAACGACAAAACTTTCGGGTAAATAAAAGGGGGCAGATGCCCCCAACTTATCAGTCTTCTTCAGCGAGACGAGCAAAGTAACTTAGAGCATCGTCATCATCGTCAGTTCCAGCAGCAACTGCTACCTTAGGTAGGGCAGGTTCACGGCGAGCAACGGGAGCGGGAGCAGAGAACTCTTCATCCTCTTCCTCATCCATCACGCGAGTCACCTGAGCGGCGCGGGCAGCAGCAGGAGTCTGGGTGATACCCAGCACCAGATTCAAACGCTCCTCCAGTTCTTCATAGCTCTTGAAGTTATCAGGAGATACGAATGCTTGGAGGGAGTGTGCCTGACGCCAAATGTTTTCCAGTTTGGAATCATCAGCGGCGAGAGCAGAAGGAGCAGCGAACTCAGACTTGTCGTAGTTCCAGTAACCAGCAACGTTGGTGATCTTCAGTTTGAAGTTAGCACCTTCCCACAGATCGAAAGGATTCACGGGAGTCTCATCTTCAAACTCAGGTTGCATAGCAGCGGTAATCTTATCAAAGATTTTCTTACCGAACTTATACAGGAACACTTTGCCTTCATTATCGGGGTTTGCTTTATCGCTCACCACATAGATGTTAGCGTAGTAAGTCAGTTTACGCTTCTGCTTACGGGCAGTTTCTTTATCAGCATCACGACCACTATTCCACAGGCGACGATTCACCTCACCCACAGGATCTTTCTGACCCAGAGTGGTGAGAGAGTTCTCGATATACCAACCACCATCACCTTGAAAGGCGTGGGAATAGAGTTTCACGAACGGGATTTCCTCACCATCAGGAGCAGGAAGGAAACGAATAACAGCAAAACCATTGCCAGCGGCGTCAACGCTAGGTTTCCAGAAACGGTCATCGGAACTGGAAGTGGAGTTTGCTTTCTCAAGTTCCTTAGTCAGAGAAGCAAAGGAGTTTTGAGATTTGCGCTTGAGATCAGCGAAAGACATAGGATTACCTCGGATTGTTTTGGATTTGGTCTGTGTGACACCTCATCACTTAGTCATCATACCACGGGCAGAGGTCGGTGTCAACCCTCTGCCTCGATCTCTTTTTCAAACTCGTCGAGCTTGTCAAGCATGTTACGCATCAAGGAGAGAACATCTTGCGTTTCCCACCATCCATAAAGCATCTTGGCACCTTGTTCAATCTGCTCACACATTTCTACTGCGCGAGGATCATCAGAAAGTTTGAGACGAGTGTAAAAGATTTGTTGTTTTTCAACTAGAGAACGAACAACATTAATATATTCAAGTTGATCTTCCTTGCTTCCTTTCATGGGAGAAGCAAGTGTGAGTTCCATTGCTTTCATTTGTAGGAACTCCATTTCTTTCGCCTCGTTACGGACGATATCTGAATCAAAGAAGTCGCTCATACTAACATTAATTTTGCTCTAGATGTTTTTTTGATGAAGTTCAATTGTTGAGCTTCATGTTTTAGTTTTTCTTTTAGTGGTTTTGAAATCAACTTGGGCACAGTCTCCAACTCAATATCGTTGATATCACAATAATGAATGATAGCATCAATATAGCTCATTGAATCACTGTTCACAAGCGTCTCCACTTCTGAAGAGAATCTTGCAACTGTCATAAATTTTTCCTGTAGTATATTATCCTCCATAGATTTCCTGGTAGAGTGCGCGTAGTTCGATTAGTCTATCGAGATATTCTTTTTTTGGTTGCTTGATAACAACTTGCGTATTGCCATCTTCGCAAGCAACGATAGTTACAAGTTGTTTGATGCGTGTATTATATAGTTCGTAAAACATACAACCATATGCTGTTTCTTGAATATAATAATCTTCCATCCATTCTTCACGCTTCTCTTCCTTTGAGGTTTTGAAGTCAATGATGGATGGAATACCATCAAACTCACCAATACAATCAACTCGCCCAGCTACTTCTAGGTGATCTGAGTATAATGCTGCTTCTTGTAAATAGACCTTAGTGATTCTATTGAGTGTTGGCACAGCATTTTTGAACATCAAAAGGGGGAGGGGATTCCCTTTGAAGTTGCTTTCATTATAGCAGTTATTCAGAAAATCTTCAACTATTTTGTGGAAGTGAGTACCACGAGTAGCAGAGCGATTAGAAATTGCCTGTGCTTTATCAGCACCCACACGCTGTCTCCACTCATTGAGTTTCTTTTTCTTCTTCGGGCACACCCCAAGAACTGTAGTAATAGATGGATACTTACCACCAGAAGGAACAGGGTAAACCCTGCGACCATCTACCATAATAGGTTCCAATTCAATGGGGGCGAATGACGAAGAATGAATAAACATTTAGAATCCCAAATTAATTTTACTAATCAGATAAGAACGAACAAGTCCAGAACGAACAATGTCTTGAACACCAAACTCAACAGAAGCAAACTCTTCCATTGTACCAATGATACGCTGGAAGTCAAGGATACCGTTGCGTTCATTAGTGCGAACTAAGTCAGTCTGTTGAACGTCACCAGAGAAGATGATCTTACAATCCTGACCAACACGGGTAATGATAGAGTCGAGTTCATGGAAGTTTAGATTTTGCATTTCGTCAACAAGGATAATACAATTATCCATTGTGGTTCCGCGAAGGAATGATGTAGACCAGAAGCTAATAGTTCCCTGAGTTTTTAGATTACCATACAGTAGTTCAAACTCCTCATCAGTGGGAAGTTCAAACATATACTTCACCATATTCTTATAAGGAATTTGGTAAAGCGATGACTTATCTTCATGGTCTCCAGGTAGGAAACCAATCTCACGGGTTGCTACAAGAGAGCGAACAATGTATACCTTTTCGTATGGAGTATTCTCATTAAGAACATCCTTGAGTGCTAGGTAAAGTGCCACGAATGTTTTACCAGTTCCAGCAGCACCATAAGCAAATAGATGCTTATCATTTTCCCACTCTTCAAACATCTTGCGTTGTGCTTCAGTAAGTGGTTCAATATCCTTAGCGAAATAATCCATGTTTAATGGTTTCTTGCGCTTCATTTGTTTGACGCTCATTCCCGATGGAACAGCTTGCTTTGTTTTACGAGTTCTTACAGGCATATTAGAGACGGTTAATGTTAGATCCAGGTGTATCTGCGGCACGATTGATGATGTGTTTCCAATCGCTATCGGTTTTGTTTTGCCAGTTTCCTACTTCAGATACCGCGTGTAGTATAGTGGGCATCTGAGTAATATGAGGATTAGCTTCAAGATAAGGTTCTCTTTCTGCCATCATCATCCACTTTTCAAACTCTTCACCTGTATTATTATCTTTGAATTTGTAAGTTGGCATCTTCAGTAAACCATGATGGAGTGGTGGAAGGAGATTTCCATTTCGCAAATGAAATTTTATCTCCGATATAATAGTTACGATATGACTGGATGGTATCTCCAGGCACTTTATATTTATCTGGCATTGCGGGGGGCGGATCTATCCATCCTGCTTCTGGTATGTTAAATGGAGCAACCCAAAGATAACTAATCAAACTTTCTGTGCTATGATAATTTTTATAGCGACGGGTATACTCTACACAACAGTGCTGAAACAAATCGAATAACCAACGATAGTGCGAGCGAGATTGTCTAACCCATACAGCAGATGGATGGTTGATGTGACAAGCTTTATAAAGCACATCTTCCCGTGGTTTTTCTAATCGGTAACGCTTAACTGTTTTACCTTTGGGAGATTTTTGCGTATAAGGAATGCCGTCGAGCACACGATGAGCAGTGGAAAGAAGCTGAGCGTACTCAACAATCATTTTAACCACATGCTTATCGCAATGCTCGGCGGCACAAGTACGAGGGTCGTAACTGAGGTAGAAGATATTCATGGGGTCTTCGTGGTTGACCCCATTATATCACCATTCCATGGCTTCCGCAACCGTTGGGAACTGGGTTTTAAAAACCTCTTTACATCCCTCAGCAATCTCCATGTGTTCCCTTTGAGTACCATGGGCAGAGCGAAGGTCAATGTAATGAATCCATGAGCGACATGAGCCCGTCATGTAGATCCTTGTGGGCGTTGCCAGGGGCAACACAAAGCGAGCACACTCCTTAGCGACTCCCGCCTCTAGGAGACGCTTATAGAGGTTGTTGGCGGCGGTGAAGTGCTCAGCAATCTCTGCTTGAAACTTCAGTTTCACATAGTCTCCAAGGTCGTCAGTGGAGTTCTGACGATTCTTAGTATCCTGACGACGAAGATCAGGTACAGGAATATTTTCAGTAATTAGATTTGTATCAGCATAACGCTGTGAAAACTCTTGGAATGTGAAGCTCCTGTGACGAAGCACTTGTGCCGCGATGCCACGAGTTGTTTCAATCTCAAGTGTCATATGAGATTGTTCAAACACAGACCAATGATTATGCTCAATACAATAACGAAGTAACCCCGCATAGTTTTCGTTATCTTGATTACTAGGGTTAGACACTCTAGCAATATATGCCATTGTCTTTTCCGCATCTGGTGTCACCGAAATAAGTTTAACCGTCATTAGATTCATCCTTCACTTGTTGTTTTAAGTCCATCATTTGTATTTGAAATAATGGATTTTTTTCTAGGCGACGAAGACGTTTTACAGACTCGCGTATTTGTAGATACTTTCTTTTATCAATTTCAGAAGCATCTGGTGGCGGTGGTTTCAACGCATCATTAGCATAGAACATATTTCTTTGTACGATAGGAGACTCGTAGTTCTCATCGTTTAAAATTTCTTCTTCACTATTCAATTCAATATTATCTTCATTCATATATCAAGTAAGACGCAAGGATAAAGTTACTGAAATAACATCACCACTGGTCTGAACATTGTATGGACCAGTAGAAAATTTTTCTGCCAAAAGTAAAATACCAGAAGCGTTAGTTACATAGTAACCATAGATATTTCCTTTTGGTGCTGTGAATGTCCAAGTTTGTTGTGGATATGAAGCTGAAGGAGGAGGACCAGCACTAACTGTCCACGAAGAACCAGTTAATACTTTAGGAGTATATCCATCTCCAGTAGTAACTTCAGTTACAGAAGCAACAACAGTGCTATCAGTGATAGCAGAGTTATTAGAAAACAACCTTAGTGTTAATGCCTCTACGGTTGTATCACTTCCAACAAGATAAGACAACGCTTGTGTCTTTGCTGATTGATTAATAATCATTTTACCTCTTTTTCTTTTGTTCTTTTGACGGGGAATCCCAAAGCTTTGGATTAACTCTCCCCTCAGATTGTTTCCAACCCTTCAAACCCTCTCTATATCTATCCCAGTAATAATCAAAAATTTCGATTTGTTTATCTGGAATAACTAAATCATATGCGAGTGCTCCATCAATTTCATAGGTAACTAGATAAGCATTATAAGGTAAACCACGATCTTTGGCAATACTAGGATCACAGTTTTGATGGAGAATTTTCATTAACTACGTCCTCCCCATTGAATTTGTGGAAATGTTTCTTGTACTAATGCTTTTGAAATTCTATTGTATTTTGTTTGAAGCTTCTTATCTTTCACCAAGCAAAGAATCTCTGCTTCATCAGGATGAAGATTTTCAAGCATACCTAAAAAGATTTGTTCTCTTTTACTTTGGGTAATATTAGATCCACCTTTGACAAAGTGGAACATTTTCTTACCTTCATTTTCAAGTAACAGATGATCCGTTCCTTCTGGTGCTGGATTAGTTACATACGGAACTTCTCCCTCAGGTAGCATAGAAACTACACTATCATCAAAGTTCCAGATGAAAAGAGAACGAAGAACTTGCGTGTTATTTTCTAACAAAATTCGTTTCTTTTCTTCTTTAGTCTTTGCGTTATTGGTTTTGCGTAGCACCTCTGAAATTAGAGGGCGATATGTTTTAGTTGCCATGTCAATTCAAAATGGTTGTGTGTTACGAAATACGAAATCTTCCATCAACTTGGTAAGTTGATGTTCTTGGAAGTATTCCAATGGAACTTTCCTTTCGTTGCTATTTAGTGACTTGTAATAATTAACAATTTCTGTAGCAAGGTGTTCTGGAATACAAGAAAGATCAATCAATTTTCGATTGCGCTCATAGTTTTCTCTCGCTTGTTGATCAAGACAGAATGCAGATGGATCTTGCTTTACCCACTTTTCTAAGTTTTTCTTACTTATAGGTTTCTGTCTTTTACCTACCACAAATGTATCAGCATCAGATAGGAAGTTAGGTATGCCATCTGACTTATCTCCCTTAATGATATGCTCTCTAGCATATGCTTTTGGGTCCGCATGTTTAATCTCCTTTTTTAAAATAGGATTGTATTGCTTCACAAAAGGATATTTTTGTAGTTGAATAAAATCTTTATCGCCAGACAAGATTAAAACTTGTTCAGCATCTTCTCCTGCTTTCTGGAGTTTAATATTACGATAGGCTTGATAGGTGGTGAGAGTACTGATAACATCATCAGCCTCAGCTCCATATACCTCAACAACTTTATACGGAAAAAAGTTTTTAATTTCATCGCGTATCTTATTCAAGACTTCGAAGATAGCATTCCAATCTAGATCAGATGCTTCTCGGTCTTTCTTTCTATTCTGTTTGTAATAAGGAAATGCTTCCTTTCGCCAGTAGTGCTTACTGTCATACGCAAGAACAACCTCACCATACTTAGGAGAGTATTGTTTTTCAAATGCGCGAAGGGCAGTAAGCACCATATGACGAACAAGATTTTCATTCAAAGCATCGCCTTTCAGTTGCACCATCAGATTACTAATCATAATCTGATTCATATCAATTAGAATCATTTAATCCTCTTCGTCGTACTCCTCAAAATCTTCAGAATTCTCAAAGCGAACCGCTACGATCTCATCAGGAATCAGTTGACCATTTTCATCAAACATTTCAGGATGCATAGGAACAATCCTGTTCTTGTTTAAAAATGAATAGACGATATCGTTTCCGAACCATCCGATCATCAGTCCAATCATAAAAGACCCTACGATACCTATTCCACTAAAGAATAAGATATATGGTGTTGCTGACTCCATCTTACTACTCCCTTGTTGGTTTGTCAACCTCCCAGGAAAACTCCAGATGAAAATGGAATGTTCTGCGTAGGAGGTGAAAAGTGTTACTTAAATTTAATCCATGCTTAGGTTTGACTTTATCAACCCTCCTACGCAACATGAATTCTATACCTTTATTTATTTGAAGTTTTTGGTTTTCTTCCAGGTCGTTTTGATTTTTCATACTGTTTAGCATCTTCAATAATTTTATTCAAAAAATCTCTGGTTTTTATTACTCTCTGTTCGCCCATCCATTCATAAGCTTCTTTTAATAAAGCATTATCAATTAAATATAAATTTAATTCATTAACTTGATCAACAAGAGATGTATACAAGTATGATTTAATAAATTTTTTTATATCATTTCTTGAGATTTTTTGAGACGAAAGATAAACAAAAAAATCTAAATCATATTTGTCTTCAGAAAAAACAAGATTGATTGCTTCGTTTACTACATCATACAATGTTTCAATTGCTGCCGCCATTTTTATTCTTGGAGCTTGTTACTAGTCCTTCTTTCACAAATAATTTAACCGCGTCAACAAGTCCTCCAATCTGTCTTCCATCCACAACAACAAAAGGAAACATATTGACTCCTGGAAATAATGATTCAAATTCATCTAAAGGCATGTCTCTCTTTACAACTACCTCAGTATAATCTGTCTTTGCTCTCTTAAAAAGTTCTTTAAGGGTTTTACAATGAGAACATCCTGGCAAAGTATATGCTACTATTTCCATCAAATACCTCTCAAATATACGCGAATGTTTGGTTTTACACATTCTAGCACCTGAATCATATATTCGCAAGCCTTGTGAGGCATGGTATGGTCACCACACGTAAAGATATCTACAGCAGCATATCCTTTCTCAGGCCAAGTATGAATACTGATGTGACTTTCTGATAGTAAGCAAACAGCAGTGATTCCCTGTGGCGTGAATTCGTATTTGATTTCTTCTAGTAACGTTGCGTTCGCGTGTTCTACTGCTTGCCTAAGGGAAGTGCTAATAAATTCTGAGTTGTTTAAAAGGTCAGCATTACACTCGCATAACTCTGCGATGTGATGAACCCCCAGCACTTCATCCATCAATGTGTCTCCAATAACGTTATATTTATTACCGTTATTTGTATCTTTCTAAAGAATATATTCCATTCTTTTCTACAATTGCCGAGCAAGTGTCACACCAATCCCCACAGCACATATAAAGAAGTTTATTGAAGTAACGAATGTTTGCGTGATGAATATGACCACAAATCACACCATCATATTTCTTATCTCTCTGTATACAATATGATGCCACATCAGTCTCATATTGATTGATGTATCTCTTTCCACGAATGGTATTTTTCAAAGCATACACCAATGAGAAACGAAAGAATCTTTCTAGAAACAAACTCAATGGTGTGATAAATTCATATCCCTTGTTGAATATCAATTGCTTCCAAGACCCAGAAGAATATTCTGAATACTTATCACCGTGTACACAAAGAAACTTATTGCCTTTTGAATCTTTATGTGTGTATTCATCCACCATTTTAAAATTCTTGTGCTCAAAATCACAGTAACGACGAATCTGACCTTCGTGATTTCCTAGAATATAAACAATTTCTGTGCCTTTCTTGGCGAGATTTAAAATCTGATGAACACATTCAGTGTGTTCTTTTTTCCAATGTGTATGATATGTTTCTAAGCAAGCGATGTCAATAATATCACCTACCAATACTAACTTTTTTGTTTTAAGTTCTTTGATAAATTTTAAAAATTTCTGAGTGTTACACCTATTGGTGCCCAAATGAACATCAGAAATAAAAACTGTATCGTAAGTCATAATCAAAATCTTGTTGGAGTATAATTCATATCTTCAAGTAACTGGTCTAACATTTTTCCATATTCTTTAAATCTTCTGTCACCAGCAATAAAACATCTTTGTCTCATCCACACAGCATCTGCTAAAAGTTTTATTTCTTTTTCTGTGAGTGTTAAGGTTTTCATTTTTGTATGACATACCTCTCTATGTAGGTTAGTTTCTAGACAAAAAAAGACCCCCCGAAGGAGGTCTGTGATGTATTGAAAACAATCAACCGATAGCAGGTGCTGTAAGAGCAACAGGTGTCATATCAGCAGCAGCAAGGTCAAGAGGGAAGTTGTGAGCGTTACGCTCGTGCATCACTTCAAAACCGAGATTAGCACGGTTAAGGATGTCTGCCCAGGTGTTGATCACGCGACCGTTGTTATCAAGCAGCGACTGATTAAAGTTGAATCCGTTGAGGTTGAATGCCATGGTACTAACACCAAGAGCAGCAAACCAGATGCCAACTACAGGCCAGGCAGCAAGGAAGAAGTGAAGACTACGAGAGTTATTGAAGGAAGCGTATTGGAAAATAAGGCGACCAAAATAACCGTGAGCAGCTACAATGTTGTAGGTCTCTTCTTCTTGTCCGAACTTGTATCCGTAGTTCTGAGATTCAGTTTCAGTTGTTTCGCGGACGAGGGAACTAGTGACCAAAGATCCATGCATAGCAGAGAAAAGAGAACCACCAAATACACCAGCCACCCCAAGCATATGGAAGGGGTGCATGAGGATGTTATGCTCCGCCTGAAAAACAAGCATGTAGTTAAATGTTCCGCTAATGCCGAGCGGCATACCATCAGAGAAGGAACCTTGTCCAAAGGGATAGACGAGGAAAACTGCAGTAGCAGCAGCAACGGGTGCGCTGTAGGCAACACAAATCCAAGGACGCATACCAAGTCGGTAAGAAAGTTCCCATTCACGACCCATGTAAGAGAAGACACCGATAAGAAAGTGGAAGACCACCAGTTGATAAGGACCACCATTATATAGCCACTCATCGAGCGACATGGCATTCCAGATGGGATAAAAGTGAAGACCAATAGCGTTGCTTGAAGGAACAACAGCACCAGAGATGATGTTGTTTCCATACATTAGTGAACCAGCGACAGGCTCACGGATGCCGTCAATATCCACGGGGGGTGCGGCGATGAAAGCGACGATGAAGCAGATGGTTGCTGCAAGGAGGGTAGGAATCATAAGAGTTCCAAACCAACCAACATAAAGACGATTGTTGGTAGAGGTAACCCACTCGCAGAAGCTTTCCCAAATGTTTTCACCACCGCGACGTTGTGCGATAGTTGCAGTCATTGAAATACTCCGAGTAGTTGAGGGTAAGTATTGTGAAGAAATGTTTCCATTTCTTAACATTTATTTATAGTAGCACGGTTCCCCGCCCCTGTCAAGCCCCCCAGTCCCACCATTTATAAATATAACTAAATAGGGCACTCATTGTAGGTTACGAATGGCAAATAGATACCCATTAATTGCCAACGCTGTTACAAGACAATTAGAAGAAGTTAAAACAGGTGATAGTTTAAATCTCGCACAAACTGGAATTTTTGATGGAACCAGTACAGGATTGGCTGGTTATGTTCTAACTTCAACTGGTTCAACTGTATCATGGCAGGCACCATTATCAACGGAACAAGTCCAAGATATTATTGGTGACATGGTTTCTGTAAACACAGAAACTAATATATCAGTAACTTATGATGACGCAAATGGAAAACTAAATTTTTCTGTTCCAACAGCAACAACAACAATCGCTGGAGCAGTAAAACCAGATGGTTCAACGCTAAGTATAGCACCTGATGGAACTCTCACCGTAATTGGTGGTGGCGGAAGTAATGTAACAAACTTAGATAGTCTAACTGATGTTCAAATCGGTGGTGTAATCACTGGTCAAACTCTACGTTACAATGGCACACAGTTTGTAAACGCAAGCTTATCGTATAATGATTTATCAAACAGACCAGCACTTGCTACAGTAGCGACATCTAGTTCTTACAATGACCTGACATTCAAACCTTTCATTCCATCTCTCATCAATGATCTCGCTGATGTGGATGGCACACCTTCAGTTGGTCAAGTTCTAAAATGGAATGGTACTGTATGGGCACCAGCAGCTGATTTAACTGGTGGTGGAGGTGGTGGTGGTATCACACTAACAGACCTTTCGGTAACTACAAACGCAGCGGTTGGTGGTGGTTCATTGTCATATGATAATAATAATGGCACATTCACGTTCACCCCACCAAATCTTTCTGTTTATTTGACAAGTGAAACAAATGCTGATTGGAATGCTACAACTGGTGTTGCTCAAATTTTAAACAAACCCACACTATCTGCTGTAGCAACATCTGGTTCATACAATGATCTCTCAAATACACCAACAATTCCAGCAGCACAAGTTCCATCTGATTGGTCAGCAACGACAGGTGTTACACGCATCTTAAATAAACCAACTCTTGCTACTGTAGCAACATCTGGTTCATACAATGATTTAACGAATAGACCAAGTTTAGCAACCGTAGCAACCAGCGGTGAATACGCTGATTTGGCAAACAGACCAAGCCTAGCATCCGTTGCTATCTCAGCATCATACAATGACCTTGTAGATCAACCAGTTATCCCAGCAGCACAAGTTCCTTCTGATTGGAATGCTAATACTGGTGTGTCGAGAATCTTAAACAGACCATCACTATCAACCGTTGCCACAACAGGAGATTATTTTGATTTAGCAAATCGCCCAACACTATCCACTGTATCAGCAACTGGTTCATATAACGACTTATTGAATAGACCAACACTATCAACTGTTGCTATCACTGGTTCTTATAATGATCTGACAAATAGACCAACATTAGTTACTGCCCTCAGTGCTCTAACAGATGTAACAATAACATCACCAATATCTAATCAAACCATTCGTTACAATGGAATTCGCTGGGTAAACGTCACCGATAACTTTATTGGAAGAGATGGAGTATCTGTATCAACTGCAACTGCTTCTGGTGGCGGCAGTTTATCATACAACAGTACAAATGGTGTATTTACCTTTACACCACCCAACTTAAGTAGTTATCTGACTGGTATTGGTTCATTATCAATTGACGCTCTGAGTGATGTACAAATTGGCACACCACAAGTTGGACAAACACTAAAATGGAATGGAACTAACTGGTCTCCAGCTGATTCTGCTGGCGGAAGATCAACAGTATTTGCCAGCACTTCTTCAATAGTAAACGGAGCATCTGAAAACATTACAATTGTCGGATTTAAGTCTTATGCTTTACTGAAGATTCAAACTTCAGAAGCAGCATGGGTAACATTATATTCCGATACTGGCAGTAGATTATCCGATGCTTCACGTTCAGAAAATACAGATCCAGCACCAGGAGCAGGTGTAATCGCTGAAGTTATTCACACGGCAGCTCAAACAACAATCATAACTCCTGGCACAATTGGGTGGAATAATGACACAATACCATCCACGAATATCTACGCTAAAGTTGTCAATAAAAGTGGTTCAACCACAGCAATTACAGTAACGTTAACAGTTCTACAATTAGAAACCTAATATGAACTTAGAAGATATTCTCTTAGAAAGAGGGTCACGAGAGTCAAATTTAAACACAAATACTATTTCTTGTCACACAAAAGAACAAGATGATAGTGATGCGTTAAGAGAATATGTTGTAACTCTACACAACTTTGATGACTTAGATAACTTTTATGATGAGATGAGAGATGCTACTGGCAACGATTATGTTCCTGATAGATCAGTAGAAAGAACAAACAAAAGACCCTTGAGTAGAAATACACACTATCTACTGACTAAAGAAGAAGCAGAAAAATTAAAAGAAGATCCCAGGGTATGGGATGTGGATCTTACGATGGAAGAAAAGGGAGTTGTAGCAGTTCCCCTTGGATCAACATTCATAAACAATGGAGTGTTCGCAAGAAAGTCTGCTGGGTTTTCAAACACTGATTTGAACTGGGGGTTATTAGCACACTCAAATCCAGGAGCAGTTTTGGATTTAGATGACGCAGGAACTGATTTTTTAAATAGTTTAGGCGAAGCAAGGTATTCTACTTGGGGTAGTGATAGAACTGGAAACGCAACAGCTTCAACAACGATACCTTTCAATGGAGAGAACGTTGACGTGGTTATTGTTGATGATGAAATTCCTATCAATCATCCTGAGTTCGCAGTAAATTCTGATGGCACTGGTGGCAGTAGAGTTAATCAAATTAACTGGTGGAGTTTATACAGAAATGCTGTTCAGAATATTGATAACGATGTAGTAGACGCATCCGTTCCAACAACATATAATTATGGAGACTATGGAGATCACGGAACACACGTAGCTGGAACTTGTGTTGGCAATAGATTGGGGTGGGCAAGAAAAGCAAACATTTATAATCTGTACGCTTACAGCACAACAAAGGTTCCTCCATCATTAATGTATGATCTGCTAAGAGCATTTCATTTAAACAAACCAATTAATCCAGCAACTGGAAGAAGAAATCCAACCATAACCAACCACAGTTATGGTTATGTTACACTACTTCCCATCACTCAAATAACGCAAGTTAGATATAGAGGATCAAATATAAACGTTTCTTTTACAAATACTCAATCAGATTTAAATATCCTAAGAGGAACGTATGGTCTTTGGGGAGGATTATATACCACCTTCATATATAATAACTACCCAACACAATCATCACAATGGTGTGTTTGGTTGCCAATTAGAGGTGGAATATCGCATCAAGCAGATATTGAAGATGCGATATCAAATGGTATTGTTTTTGTATCCGCTGCTGGAAATTACGGTGATACCAGTGTGAGTTCTACGCACCCAGATTATAATAATTCGTTAGTTTATAATTACCAAAGTCAAAACAGCACCCAAGTCTATACTGGATTTATAGATTTTTATAAGAGAGGAACAGATCCCGCTGCTGTTCCAGCAGGAATAACCGTAGGAAATATAGATTCAGTTGCTGCCCTAAAAATGAGCACAACATCACCAGATTCCGAACAAGTGTGGGTAGAATTCAAAGCAAACTCTTCATCCCATGGCAACACATGTGATGTGTGGGCAGCAGGAACAAATATTCTGTCTTCAGTATACACATCACAAACACTGAAAGATCCAAGAAACAATTCGTTCTCTTTGAATGTGTTGAGTGGGACAAGCATGGCATCACCACAAGTAGCTGGTATGATTGCTTGTCTGGCAGAAAGATATCCAAGATTTAAACAATCAGACTTTCTAAATTTATTAAGATACTATGGTTATACAGGACCAAATTATAATTATTCAAGAACGTTTCCTGGTTTCTATCACAAACATTATGTTACAAATACAGGGTCAACTTCGTATGAATTTACATCAAACGCAGATAGATTGTTTGGGAGAAATGGATCCAATCAAAACTTTGATGTGAGAGTTGGTGAGATCATGGAGTTTTCGGTAAACACTCCTGGTCAACCATTTTGGATTAAAACATTACAAATTATTGGAACTGGTAACGTAGTGACAACTGGCATTACAAATAATGGAGCAACATCAGGCAGTATCATTTGGGACACCACTAACGTTGCTCCTGGAACTTATTATTATATTTCACAAAACTCTTCTATCATGACAGGAACTATCACCCTAAGATATTCTCAGATTGATAGATCTTACACTGCGGTTGATGCTAGAACTCAACCATATGTTTTATTCCCAAAAACACTAAGAAAAACTACAGGTTACGTTACTCCAGATGCTACGGCAACACCAAGACCTTCATCTGGGTTGACATTTCCACGAAGAATAATTTATCAATCAAAATAATAATTAGTTGAATGATATATTAAAAGATATTGCGATTTTTTCTTCTTCCGATCCTCTTCTAGGATTTCCATGTAATAAATCACTATTCCAAATCAATAATGTTCCAGGAAAACATTTATAAGTTGTCTGTGAACAAGAAATTCTAGTGGGACTATTTGCTTTATAAATATTGCTAATCAATTTTTGTGTATTGTAAAATATTATAGAATCTTCTTGACTTGTTTTTACATAAAAAACTCCAGATAACATAGATCCTGAATGTGTGTGTGGAAATAGGAAACTTTCTTTTTCACATACATTACACCACATATCAATACTTAATTTTGTATCATCATTGATATTATATCCTTGAGCACCAAGCATTATTAAAGAATAATGGTTTATATATTCTCCCAAAGAATCAAATGGATATGTATTTAATTTTTTAAATGAAGTATGAGTTGAATCAACGTAGAGAATATTGTTTTTAAATGAATATTCTTCAACTTCTTTTTTACAAGATGTTTCCAAATCTGCCAAAAGATGATTACAGCAATCATCAACTATCAATATTGGACAAGGAAACAACTCATCTATGACATAATTTTGATTAACATATGAGTCTGACATTAAAAAAAAGATGTAAGCAATTGCTTACATCTTATCAAAGATATTTTATTTTGTCAAGTTATCACCAAATGCCAGGAATAATCTGACCAGTAGTAGCGTATGTTCCAACAGCAATGACGAAACCGAGCATTGCCAGACGAGCGTTGAGGATCTCTGCCTCAGGGGTGAATCCGAATTTCATAGTAGTTCTCCTTAATAAGTTTCAGCGAGTTGTTCTACAGCATAGCACAGGGTTACGAAAAAAGCAACCGCAGTAAAAGTAAAGATTACTTCAGTCATCAGAAGACTCCGAAGAAGAGTTTACCAGTGAGAGCATAAGAAATAGCACCAGCAATAATACCGACCATTGCCCAGCGTCCATTGTACATCTCCGTAGTTTGCATAGGAGTCAGAAGACCCTTGCGATTGTATTCTTGGTAAACCATAGTGGGCTCCTTTGCCCACATGTTCTGTTGACCACGATCATTCGTTGTTACAGTCATGTTACATTCTGTTGTAAATCTTTACATAGTATATAGCATCCCAGCGCCCCTGTCAAGCCCCCGTTTGTCAGCAAATCTTAATAAGTATATTGACTCATCTAAATAGCTCGTTATACTACATGTGTATGAGATACATTCACATCTGCCTTTTACTTTGGAATGGAAAAACTGAATGGAGGGTGATACCTTGGGGCAAAAAGCACCTTGATTTTCACAGACAACATGGCGACATAATAATGTATAGAGAGTAACCATATGTATAACCTATCAAGCAGAGATGTCAATCGAATTATCACAGCATGTAAGCACTATGCCTATCACGAAACTGGTAGCGAATGGATGCATGATGAATATCTAAAAATCATTGAGAAACTTTGTGTTTACTTAGATCAAAACTTTGACGCAGAGACACAAAAACCACTTGAGTGTTACATCCATGTAAAGAAAAATGACTCACATAATAGTTGAAATCTTAAATAACCCTATCAGTTTGGGCATCCTATGCTTTGCCCTTGTTATGTTTCCCATTATTGGTATCGCTAAAATTCATGACACAAGTAACCAAAGAAGAAGTGAAGGAGATGATAGATGATGCAATACGACAACATAATCGTAATGCTTCAATTATCTCAATGTGTGTTGGCTGGGTTGTTTTGTCTCTTTTTGCTGAAGGTTTGCTTCGACTTATTGGAGTAATTCCCCCACTACTACCATGGCTCAACATTACCCTGAAATAATAGGAATAGCATCCCTTCTAGTGTTTGCTGCCACCATGTTCTATCAAGGAACATGTATTATGAAAGGGCAGCGTGGTTATTCTTTGAGAGATTATCTCAAGCAAGATAGCACAAACATGCGTAAAAGAGTAGAAGAATTATTAAAAGACAAATGATTGTTTTAACGGAAGAAGATTTACAAGAACTAAGAGAAAGAGTTTACCAACAAAAGATGGATGAGTTATTTGAAGAACCATCTACTTACGAGGATGAACATGAGTAACTTACCTTGGGGAGTTATCACTATTCTTGGTATCGGATTAGCAGGCACTGTTTATATCATCTATTACATTCTCAAACTAGCAAACGAGGAAATGAAAGATGAATCACATAAGCACTAGTCCATATGATTGGAGAGAGAAGAATGACAAGTGGCAAAAAAGACATTTCCTTTTGTCGTCTTTTGTTAGATTAGGTCTGCCAATCAAAGCAAATGTTTATGAGTTCATAGATTATCTTATTAGTCAAGGATACAAAGCTCCCTTGAATAGTTTAACTGATGTAGATAAAGATATCAAAAAAATGTATCACGAGTATGTCGAGCACCAATTATGACTCGTTTAATTCTTAGTAGTATTTGTTTGTTTGGTTCTATTGGTCTTTTTATTGTTTGGGGATTGACTCACGCATATCCCTCTTGACAAATTTACATATATATCTTATAATTAGCCACATATATCTGTTTTGTCATGACACACTACAAACCATATTCACCCGAGTGGCACCGTAAACGCTATCTAAAAGAAGCGTTAGACAAATATCTGGATGAATACATTGACAATGATGTAATCCTTGATGATATTTCTGATATTCTATCCGAAAGGTCTGAGCGAGCATACGAAGAGTTCAGTAGAATCAATGATTTGGAATCAATGATTAATGCTAAATAACCCTATATGGAGACTACATATGCTCTCTACACAATATCGTCTACGCTTAGAAGAAATCTGCAGAAAGATTATCTTACACGAAGCGGTAGGTTTAGAAGATATGATTTGGGCAGAAAAACTAGCTAAAGCAAATCGCACTGCTGGCACAATGCTTCGTCAAGCAAGACGGAAGGCAGAAAATCCAGACATGCAAGATGGTGACATGGATGATTTTCTAAATCAACTTGATATCGGTGGATTGGGTAACGAAAGATTTGGTGTCAGAAGATTTGATTCTGTAGATGACATCGTTGATTTCTTCTCTGAAGGTAGAGACAAACCAGAAGACTGGAGACAAAGAGATTAAAAAAAGGGGGCATATGCCCCCTTTAAAATTATCCAAGAGTTGCCATATGATATTGAGCTTCTTGAAGTTTTCTTTGCTTTTCAATTTGTTTGCGAATAACTAGTAACCAATTCATTGTGTTACCTCCTTGTTATTATTACAAGGGCGATACTCAACACCACGATATTTATTGGTTGGGTGAGCTGGTGCGTGAGTTTGCAAATACCAGCGTTGATATTCTTGCTTGGCGGTATCAGTATTATACTGACAACCACGATAAGTTGCTTGTGACATTAGGTTTTCTCCTTAATGGTTTAGGTTAAAGAGCGTTCCTTCGGTCGTTTGCGTTCGCTATAGCGAATGAACGTTCCGTTCCGCGACTTACTTCCGTCCCATAGGGATGAACGTATTTTATATATGATATTGAGATTGTAACATTCAATACCAAACACTCTCTGTAGGATTCGAACCTACGACACCTTGATCCGTAGTCAAGTGCTCTATATCCACTGAGCTAAGAGAGTAGGCGAAGGGCCAGAGACTTGAACTCTGAACTTTGGTTTTGGAGACCAAGATGTTACCAATTACACCAACCCAACACATTCTGAGGGTAGGATTCGAACCCACGAATGGCGGGACCAAAACCCGCTGCCTTACCGCTTGGCGACCTCAGAAGCCCTCAGTCGGATTTGAACCAACGACCTACTCATTACTAGTGAGTTGCTCTACCACTGAGCTATAGGGGCGGGGTGTCGTGAGGGAATCGAACCCTCATGTAGAGAACCACAATCTCCTGTCTTACCATTAGACTAACGACACAAGGCAGTAGGTAGATTTGAACTACCGACCATAGGAATATGAGACCCGTGCTCTGCCAGACTGAGCTATACTGCCAAGTTGGGAGAGGGTGGAATCGAACCACCATTGCCAATGAACGGAATCGAACCGTCTCTGATACCGTCGTACCCACCATCCAAGGTGCTCTCCCAAGTGGAACCGACAAGATTTGAACTTGTGACCGCTCGGTTATCAGCCGAGTGCTCTACCACTGAGCTACGGTTCCAAGGTCGAAGAGGGTGGAGTTGAACCACCGACACCATGTTCTTCAGACATGTGCTCTACCAACTGAGCTACTCCCCGAGATAGTCCCAACGGGATTCGAACCCGTGTCTACACTGTGAAAGAGTGTTGTCCTAGGCCGACTAGACGATGGGACCAGATGGGAGGGGTATCCCACACGAAGTTGCTTACGGATTACGCTTCGTAGCCTTATGAATCCTGCCATCATCCGATGGTGGTTAGAAATCCCTCCCCAATTCCAGTTGTTGCTACAACATTTCTCTACACACTGGCAAACTCTAAGAAATGCGTGAGAGTTAGAATACTGACTCTCAACGACCCATACGGGATTCGAACCCGTGATCTCCACCGTGACAGGGTGGCGTCATAGACCGCTAGACTAATGGGTCAAGGTGAGAGAGGAGGGAATTGAACCCCCGATGGTTCTTATGTAACGGTTTTACAGACCGCAGCCACACGTATTGCCAACAGTAGCCACTCTCTCATATGGGTCTGGCGGGATTCGAACCCACAACTTGCTGGTTAAAAGCCAGTTACTCTACCGTTGAGTTACAGACCCAAGAGTTAAATTGTCAAGGTGCTGGTGGGTCTCCCACCGATGTATCTACAATAAAATAGGGGGGCGGTTTTGTCAACTGCCCCCCTGATAAATCTTGCTTATGTGTCAGATGTCGGTCATCGTTTCCACTTATGAGCAAGCACGGGGGCCTGAGCAATATGCCAATAACGGCAATCGCTTTCCATAAAAATCTCAATTTGCTTGCTGAAGTTAGTCATGATGTTCGACCTTTAGTGTTTATTTATAAGAGTTTAGATGGAGTAAGCGTAATACACCTCAAGGATGTAACAGAGGCTTACCCTCTATCTCGCTACGGCATTCTGGATTATCAGCTCCAGCGCAAGTAGCAACTCCCCCACCTGGACTCGAACCAGGAACCCCAGAGTTAACAGCTCCGTGCTCTGCCAATTGAGCTATAAGGGAATGAAATCAGGATTGCTTACAATCCATCATGTATTCTACAGTATTTGCTATGTCATTCATAGCATCACGTAGATGTGGTTGTTGACCACTTTCTTGTCTAACCATTGGGCGATGGTTATCGGTAAGAGACCAGCGCCATTGCTTTACAATAGCACAATACCATAGATTAATTTTCATGTTTGAAATATTCAAGTCTAATCCAGTTGAGAAGGGCATTGATTTCAAATGACGAATGATTTGGTGTGCCCAGATAATACTCAGTATTCTCTGCGTCGGCAACATATTTTTCAAGAGCTGCTATGGCAACTTCTCTGTCTCTTTGTGAAATAAGTGACATGTTATTTATCCTCAAGGATAAGAGCGGGGTATCGGAATCGAACCGACGACATCTAACTTGGAAGGATAGCGTTCTACCGCTGAACTAACCCCGCAGATGCTCTCTGCTACACTATGTATCTGCTACGATACCATGTAGTTTTGAGCAAACCCAACATATTGGGTTGCAATCTCCAGTTTTTCATGCCTTTGATTGCGTGATAGAGGCTTGATTGCGAAAGGCAATCTGTTTGAGCATATCATAACGACCGTGCCAATCTCGGACTAGGCTAACTTAATACTACCTGGCCAGATAGTTGGCGTCTTTCTAGGCTATCTGCCTAACGACTACCAATGTCGCTGAAAGGACTTGAACCTTCACGTTAAAAACACTGGAACCTAAACCCAGCGCGTCTACCAATTCCGCCACAGCGACGTGGGGGCGGGAGTGGGATTTGAACCCACGACCTGCGGCTTATGAGACCGCTGAACTACCAGACTGTTCCATCCCGCGTTGACCCCCATATTATATATGAGGGAAGTGGGGGTTGTCAATCCCCCCGTTGCTCGGCTCGCCACCTGCCCTTTGACCAGAGGCAGGAAACTGGGCGGGAGTAACCCCATCCGCACCACCAGTTTTTGAGAGAAACTGGAAACTCATGAAGGGGGACTTCACCCGACCAGGGCAAGTTTAGTGTCATTCCGAGACAGGTTGAGGAATCAAATCCTCGTATGCAGCTTCTACTGCTTTTTCAAAATCGTCGAAAGGTCCGTGGTTTACTTCATTATAGACATAATAATATTTGTCTTCCACTTCCAAAACATCGAAGTAAGTAATAACTTCATCATCGTTGTCAAGTTTTTCAACAATTCTCATCTTAACAGGATTCATACCTAAGCATTCAAAGGGTAACATTGACTCCACCAGTACTGTTATAGTCCGTCCGTGACTCTGTATAATATGTATAAGGAGCAAATACATTCATATGCTCATTAAACTTTACAGGAGTGCTGGCATACTTAAAATCATATTGTACTTTGCCATCTTCTCTTTTGGTTTTGTCAATAGAAATCAAACCTTCCACTGCGGAACCGCCCCTTTCTTTAGCAGCTGCTTCAATGCGCTCAGCAAACATCGTATTGTCAATTTCAATCAATGCTTTAGAAATCGCAGAGATTACATAAACACTTTCTTTATCAGCAAACTTAAGTGCTGTGCGTAGAGCATCTTCTGCTCGCTCAAGTTGATACTTTACTGAGTCATTCATCTTCATCATCGTCATCTCCTTTAATATAGCATGGAACTGTATCTGGGTCAAGCCACTTAGTATACTCAAAATCCTCAATCGCTGTCATAAACTGCATTTCGTTATCACAGAGATACATGTCACGGTAACGACCAGTAAACGAACACATCTTCTGAATTCGATAATCTGGTTTGCCGTTAATCTCCAGGATGCCTGCTTGAACGTAGCGATAAGGGAAACGATCAAGAATGGTCTTCACGCGGTTTGGGTTTGTTACACTCATTACAGTAGTAGGAGAATCCTGTGCGAAAGTATTTTACCACTTGGTAGTGGTCCTTGTCAAGGGGTTGCTCGGTGTGGCACTTGGAACAGATTCTAGTCCCACCACCAACAGAGATTTGTGAGCGTTGCGAGGAACTGTTCGTGATAGACTGTACGACTCGGATTGGGTTTACCATCTTTCATGTCTTGTAGATACTGGATTATACCACGAACTACTGGGGTGTCTTGGAAGTATTCGTGCATTCGGTAACAATCAAACTTCTCATTGTATTGAATGAAATCGTGAAGTGGATCCATGTTACGACGGTATCCCCAAATGAATACATCTTCATCTTTGATGCCATGTTTGTTGATGATTTCTAATGGATAAAACTTTTGTCCATCTTCATCTTTCACAGCATCTTCTTCCCTTTCTTCTGTATCAAACTTGAAATGAAGACCATCATAATACTTTTCATGTAACTCTTCATCTGGTGCTACACGAACTCGCTCATTCTTTGCCATGATATATTCCATGCGACCTTTGGCATCCTCGTTAGTCAAACGGAATACAATATTGCCAATGTAGTAATGTACGGGACCACCATAGAGGTGAGAAGATTCCCGTCTCCTGAATGATAGATGAGTAATCTCAAATCCAGGGTCTTCGTGTTCAGTTTCAACTAATCCTTGTGAAATCATAGTTCAAAATTGTCGAGGTCTTTACCAGATTTGATATGCTGCTTGCGAAGTTTTTTTAGTTCCTTCATCATGTCTTTAATCTCTTTGTATGCTTCATCAGCATTCATTTTACCACCAACTTCTAAACCAACGATAAGTTCTACTTTGTCACCGAATCTAGCAAGGGCTCGCTCAAATTCAGTAAGTGTTTCGTAACCCATAATAACCTCATGTGTTTGTTTATATAGGGGCGGAGGGACTCGAACCCCCAACCGCACGGTAATCTGCCGTATACGAAAGGTATAAGCTTTCCGCTCTGCCAATTGAGCTACACCCCCGTAAATATGGAGAATAGCGGACTCGAACCGCTGACATTCGCCTTGCAAAGGCGCTACTCTACCAACTGAGTTAATTCCCCTTGTATTCGCTCATAGTATGAATATGGAAGAAGCATAACATCAGAACCATTAGCAGTCGTAATAATAAAACTTTCTTTATTGAGCATCACAGCATCCATAATCTCATCAAAGTCGTGGCAAAAAGTTTCTTCTGTAATCGTTTTCATACCATACACTCCATGTCTTTTTCTTCTTGTAGGCAACCGATACTAGTTAAATATTCGATGGTTTCATTACATCCTCCCATCAGATGACCATCAAGAGTCACACGAGGAAAAGTAGCACCTTCACCAAACTTATTATAGAATGCTTCCCTATTGAAGTCAACATCCAGTTTATACTGCGTGTATTTGACAGTAAAACTATCAAGGATGACCTTGAGCTTACGACAATATTCACAGTTATCTCTTGTGTAAATAACCAGTTGCGAAATCATTAATGTCTCCTAAAAGAAGAATCGGCGTGGCAGGATTTGAACCTGCGACCTTCTGCTCCCAAAGCAGTTGCGCTACCAAGCTGCGCTACACACCGTTGATGGAGTAAGCGTAATATACCTCAAGGATATAACAGAGGCTTACCCTCTATCTTGCTACGGCATTCTGGATTATCAGCTCCAGCGCAAGTAGCAACGGAAGTGGTAGGATTCGAACCCACGATGGCTTTCACCATGCTTGTTTTCAAGACAAGTTCCTTCAACCACTCGGACACACTTCCATTTGTTGACCTCCATATTATATAGGAGGTCTGGGGGGTCTGTCAACCCCCCACGGTCATCAGAATTTGATGCCGAGACCCGTGGTAAACACAGGCGAGTAGGTGCCGTTGGTAGCACCGTAGCTGTTAGCAGCGTTGGTGGTAGGGAATTTCAGATCAGCAAAACCAACGAGGGAGTTGGTGATACGACCTTCAAGACCAATAGCAAGCACAGCTTGTCCACGATTACCAACTGCCGATTGGAAGTTAGCATCAGAGTTGTTAACAAAAGGCACTTGATAACCAGCAGCAGCATAGATGTTAGCGGCGCTTACACCTGCCTTGCGAGCGATAGACCAGTCATAAGAGACGAGAGCACCACCAGCAGTGCCAATGTTGCCAGAGGGACCAGCAACGGCATTCAGATAAGGACGAATAGACACAGCATTCTGGTTGCTGAAGTTTTTCACAGCATAGCGAGCCTGGAGGGTAGCACCACCCACAGTCTTCTGAGCGGTCTGACCAGCACCAGCAACGCCTTGCTGATTCAGCAGCACACCGAGACCAACGTAGTTGCCAACGCCCTGTGCCTTGCGAGCAGCAGCGACCTCAAGGGCGCTCACGCGGGTGTTGGTAGCAGCAATCTCCTTAGCAAACTGAGCGCGTAGAGCAGCAGCCAGAGCAGCGTCAGCGGCGCTCTGATACTCGCTGATACGGTCAAGGCAAGCGTTAGTGAGAGCGGCGAGCTCAGCACGAGAAGCAGGTTCACCAGGCTTGAAAGTGCCGTTAGGATAACCAGCGACACAACCGTAACGAGAGATCAGGTTAGAGATAGCTTGATAAGACCAGTCAGTAGGTTGGACATCTTTCAGTTGAGTCACACTGGTAACTTGTGCCATGGCAGGAGCAGCAATAGAAGCAGCAGCAACACCAGCAGCAATAAATGAACGAATCATCATAGTTTCTTAATGTTTAAACGACATGTCATGCCCGTAATGGGCAACGGAAGTGGTTGGATTCGAACCAACGGATGCCCATAAAGACATCGGCGGTTTAGCAAACCGCTGCTTTAGACCTCTCAGCCACACTTCCAATCACTCAATCACTTCAACATCAACTTGGTCAATTGATTCATCGAAGTCTTGAACAAACTCGGATGGAGAGAGATCAACAAATTCTTGTTTTAATTTTCTTTCTTCAATTTCTTTTGCTGCTTTATCAATCGCATCCCAATCAGGAGCAGATTTCAATTCAACAACATCTGGAAGGGCAGAAGAATATTCTACCACTTCCATGTTGTTTCCACTGTCAACAATTTTTTGTGGATCTTCTTTGTTGTCAAATTGTTGAGCTTCTTCGATATTAGTTGACCACAATTTTCCTGGTTCGGTATTACCAGTCCAGTATCCATTATAACCAACAACACGAACAATATATGTCATAATAAATTCCTCCAAATCAAGAAGCTAGTTTTCTTAGATCTTCTACTGATAGTGGTGATTCTTCTACCACAGTTTCTTCAGATACTTCTTCTGTTTCTACTACAGGAAGTTCTACCGAGAGAGCATCCTCAGACTTTACCGCATTAAGAGTCGAATATCCATGAGACTCAGCAATTTCCTTGAGTTCTTTTTCTGCTTCTTTCTTGGTAGCGTACTCTTTTGCTTCCGCAGCTTGATTTACAAAAACAGCTTCTGGATTGCCAGACCAGTAAGTTGGGTTTTCTCCTACTCTAATTAGATAAGCCATATTTTTATTTAAACAATACGTTTATTCTATCCTATTTATACCAATCAACGAATTTCAAAATCCAATTTCCTTGGTATCCTTTTAGTATAACCTGATGCCAAAGGAATGTCAAGCTTCTTTTCTTTCGGTTTTCCGATCCCATCAATAGCAGTTACTAATGAAAGGTCGTTGCCTGTAATGATAGGAAGACCATTCCTATCTAGCCTCAAAAGCGTATGATTATCACAACCACACGCTTTACTTTTATTTGCTTGGTATACTTCTATCTCTACGCCACATGCGTTACATCTTATCTTTGCCATTTTCTTTTAACCATTCCATCATTTCTTTTTGCATTTTCTTTGATTCCTTATCAAGTTGTCGTTTCATATTCCTTGCCATGTTCCAACGAATGAAGTTAATATGGAGTAATTTTAATCTAAGATTAATATACTCTGGAACATTTGGATCCTGCCATATGATATAAATCATGGCACAGATTAGTATTAAAGAAATATAATATGTATTCATAGTTTATATGGGCGATACTGGAATCGAACCAGTGACAGCTTGCTTGTAAGGCAAGAGCTCTACCGCTGAGCTAATCGCCCTGCCTAAGTTCTACGTGAACTTCACGATGACAGTTAGCACAAAGTATAGCACATTTGTCTAGTTCTGTCATTATCTTTTCCCAACTCCAAAGACGCATCTTATTCCAAGCTGCTTCTTTTTGTGTAGGGTCGAGATGGTGGAACTCTAAAACCTCTGAGTATTTATCATACCCACAACGTTCGCACTTTCCACCTTTGTATTCTACAGCATCAAGTTTGCGTTGTTGCCATCTTTGAATACAATACTGATTGAAAGATGATTTCTCATCTTCGGTCATCAGTTTATAAGGTTTTCCCATTTGCTTAGACCAAATAATTCTAATCTATTTATACGGGAAACAGGCTCACCTGGAATCGAACCAGGGACGACCGCTTAGAAGGCGGTAGTTATATCCGCTTAACTATGAGCCCGTGTGTAGGATTATTATATCACTGCTGAGGGCAGTTGTCAAGCCATGGAGCACAGAGTCTCATTGGAGGGGCGAGTGCTTTACACTCATCACTGTAGCATAATGTTTCGTCATTTGCTTCTTCTATATAGCGTGGTTTGTATACTTCTGCTTTTGATAAACCAGATTGTCTCCAATAATCATTGATAGCATTGGTGACATCTCTTTCTACTCTACGTTTTACTTTGTCAGGGTCTTCAGTAATAACCCTGTTAATAGAAGTTTGTGGGAAATATTTTCTTTGAATCTCGTCAAATAAATCCCAAAGATTGTTTTCATGGATTCCTGTACATTGTGAAAGTGCTGCGATAATAGAAGATAATACTATACTGGTTGTTATAATAGTTTTTTTAGAGGGCTTGCCAATGTGAAAGTTAAACATAAAGGGGAGTTCTGCAGCACTCCCCAATATTTATTCAGTTATTCAAACCCGTGAATAGCAGACGCTGGCAACGCCTTGACCTGGGTGAGCGATAGAAGAGAAAGCACCATAAGACAAGTCAAGATCTCTACCTCCAACGTAGGGACCGCGATCATTTACACGCACAATCACTGTCTTGCCATTTCGTTGATTTGTAACCCTTAATCTAGTTCCGAAAGGAAGCCATTTGTGTGCGACTGATTTGCCATAAGCATTGTATCTTTCGCCGTTTGCAGTCGTCTGCCCATGATATCCGTCACCAACTCCATAATGTGATGCGAGGGAACATCCGCTCGCTGCCTTTGCCTGTAGGGGTGCCAGTCCTGAAATAGCAACGGCAAGAATCGAAAGTGATTTAAGAAGCATTAATTTACATTGAACTCTACATCCCAATAGAGAAAGCGCACTTCCCCTTTCTCAAGGGGCAATCTCCTGGGCTCTAATTTTCATTCACGTTATAATGACGAATGATCCCCAATTGTGAGGAATTCATAATATAACATTTATTTAGGATTTTGTCAAGCCCCTCCTAAATACCAGTGGTGTCGGGAAACCGAATGTATGCCAAGAGAGTGGAATACTCCAATCAGGGAGCCATGGAATGCTCCCATCCATAATACTTTAAAAGCAATAGACAACCACACTCAAGAGTATTTCAAGAGTGGCGACATTTGGCACCTACAAAAAGCAGATCAACTCAGGCAATATCTACACGAGTTAAAAACCTGGATACATAGGCAGGAAGGAAGATGAAACTCAATCTAAGCAAACTGATCTTTATTGTTTGTATATCAGCCGTTGGTTTTGTTGGATTGAATTTTATTGCCTGTAACTTTATGATACCAGGATCTATTATTAGTGCTAATGTATTGGGTGGATTAAAAAATCCTCCTCCCTTGGATTGTAAAGAATCCGAGAGAAGAGGATATGAAACTTTATTGGCAATTCTAACAACAGTAATTGCTTTAAGAACTAAAGTCGAAGATTAAGAAACCCAGAGTTTACCTTCTGCTTTTCTTCTTCTGAGTAATCCTGCTTCAACTTTGCTACCAGGATTACGATACATCTCTAATGTTTTTGGGATGAGTCCCCAATTCTTCTCACGTAGATGGCGAGAGATAGTACTGAAATTATATGCACCGTAAAACCCAGCACCGAGATTATAAGCAAAGGATAAAAGTGCTCCGCGTTGGTTATCATTCATTTCACTCCAATAAGGTATTTTAGATAGGGCAGGAATAAACTCCTTCTTAATCTGATTCATCAAGAGATCATCAGCAACCTTCTGCGAAATCTTATCACCAAGTTTAAATGGTTTGCCGTTGAAATCTCTGGTGCTTCCCCAACCAATAGTGATGGGCAAACTACCTGTATGTGGATCTGGGTATGCTGTCAGTTTACAACCTTCAAACTCTTTGATTAACTCTACTCCCTCCACAGGCACATCATATTTGCTCGCTGAAGGAGTAGAGTTGTCTACTTTTTTACGTCAAAGATTCTCCCCCATCCATCATTGCGATTGGGGCACCAGCGACGCATGAGATCTGTCTTCTTATATACGGCGCCCTTACCGTTGGTTACAGCGCCCGTATAACCGTCGTTAAGACTGCCGTAAGGGTCGTTAACAACATAATCACCTGTAGGGGTCTTGCCGATGATTACAACCATGTGCCCCCCAGTAGGAGCAGATAGAGGGCCGCGATGGAGAATGCCAGCAACCACGGGTCTCCCAGCAGCAAGCTCACGGTCAAGGTCATTAAAAGATAGACCATAACTAAAGTGTGACTTAATACCATAAGATGCCAAAACTTTGGTTTGAACCACATGGTCAGTTGTGTCACCGATTGAGAAAACTTTTTGAACGTAAGCATCGTCGCCTTTCGCTCCCTTGAGTGTGCCTGGCTTAAAATATTCTAACACCATAGCACAGGCAGATGAGTTACAAGTGCGATTAGCATCTCTGTAGTTATCTGTCTGTGGAAAGAAAGGCACGTCAAGTATATTTGATTTTGGTTTTTCTGGTTGTGCTCTAAATGTTTTAACCCACCCAGAAGAATCTTCCATTTCTTCTGGTGTTTTTTTATTGAGAGCATCTTCAAAATATCCAACAGCTTCTACATGCTTTGGATTCTTTTCGTCGTAATGTTTAAAAAAGTTGTGTAAATCAATCTTTGCCATCTTTGTCTCCGAATAGTTGAATGTAATACTCTGCGTCTACTACGACCAGTGGTTTTTTGCCATTCTTTTTCATGACAACAATAGGCTCATAGTCACCACAGTTGGCAGATGCTTGCTCGTAAGCATCCCAGATATTTAGCTTCTCTACATTCTTACATTCAATGCTATGAGGAAACTTTAATCTAGCAGCACGAGCCATGATAAGGTCTTCACCACCTGCCCCCATAGAGCGTGATTCAATATCTTCTGGATGAATATTGAGACACTCTACCAGTTTATCTCTCACCCATTGTTGCAGACGGCGACCTTTTGCTTTTGCTGATTGTGGGCGCATAATAAAAAACCTCCAAGATGGAGGTATTTATCTATTCAGTTGAACCAGGGATCTGGAATTTTTCCATTAGAATCTTTAGTATCCACCTTTGTTGATGATTTAAATTCTCTATATTTTGTTCCTGCTCCCTGAGTTTCTTTTGAATCTTTTCTATTTTTTTCTTTCTCACAGTTTAAAACCAGCGAAAGTATCTTTCTTAACATCTTGTTTAATGCCTCCAATGACATAACTCTCAACCTCTGTTTCCTGTGGGGCAACTTGAAGACCCTTAGAAGATAACCAATGCTGAGTCCAAGGCAGTGGATTATTTGACATAGGAGTATCAAACACAGGCTTCAAACCAATCGCTCTCATGCGACGGTTGGCGATATACTCAACGTAAGAGTTGAGTAGTTTATCATTCAATCCAATGATGCTACCATCCTTGAATAGATACTGTGCCCATGCTTTCTCTTCGTCAACCGTCTTTTTAAACTGCTCTACTGTCCACGCTTCTTCTTCTTTAGCGATTTGAAGAATGTCTGGGTCATCTCCATTAAGCCAGTTTTTGATAATGTTTTGCGTAAGGACAAGATGCTGGCTTTCGTCTCTGGCGATGAGAGAGATAATTTTAGCGGATCCCTCCATAAGTTTAAGTTCGCCAAAAGCGAACGAGCACGCGAACGAAACATAAAATCTAATCCCCTCTAAGATGTTAACGTTGACTACGGCACGATAGAGTTTACGCTTCAACTCATAGAGAGTCTCCTTCGCAGCAGGCACACCTTCAAGTTGATGTTGCCACTGATTACCCGACGAGTAATCTTGTGCTGCTTGAATGAAGTCATCGTATGCTTCAGTTACACTCTTCGCCCTATCAAGGATATTCTGGTCATCAAGGATAGTATCAAATACTTCTGATGGATCAGAATAGATATTCTTAATAATGTATGTATAAGAGCGGGAGTGAATCATCTCCATCGTTTCCCAGATAGTCATCGCTGACTCCAACTCTGGGAGAGAACAATAAGGAATAAATGCCATGCCTGGACCACGACCCTGCACAGAGTCAAGCATAATCTGATACTTCAAATTAGAAGTATAGATATGCTTCTGCTCTGGGCGAAGGGTAGCATAGTCAGCACGATCCTTCTGAAGAGAAACCTCTTCAGGTCTCCAAAAGTATCCGAGTTGCTGTTGAGTTAGTTTATCGAAGATAGGATACTTGTAGGTATCATATCTCTGAATGCCCAAAGGAGCACCGAAGAACATCGGTTGCTTTTTAATATCAACATGTTTGGTGTTGAATACCGTCATACCTTCTACGCTAGGTGTGTTTTCGGTTAGTTTAAATCTTACAGCTGTCACAGTCTTCCTCCTCTTGTGCTCCTTCTAGAATTGAATTAAGTAGATTCTCTACTGACTTTTTCTTTTCTTCATCCTCAACATCATCTTTCTTAATATCATATGTGTTCTGATAATAAGATGTCTTCCATCCATATTTGTAGGTGTTGAGGAGATCTTGTGCCATTACCGACACAGGTACTTCATTATCGGCATAATGCTCTGGATTATACGACCAGTTACCTGAGATTGCCTGATCAAAGAACTTCTGCATAACAGCAACAATATTGATATAACCAGTATTGTTAGGCATATCCCAAAGAAGCGTATAAGCATTCTTAAGAGTTTGATACTGAGGGACAATCTGCTTAAGAACCCCTTTCTTGGACTTCTTAACGGACAGGAAGGCACGGGGAGGTTCGATTCCATTTGTCTCATTTGACACAACGGAACTGCTCTCCGATGGCATCTGTGCGGACAATGTTGAGTTCCTAAGACCGTGCTGTTTAATAGATTCCCTGAGCTTATCCCAATCATAGTGGAGAATGTTTGGTACGATTTCGTCTACGTCTTTCTTATATGTGTCAATGGGAAGAATGCCATCAGCATATTTGGTGCGATCAAAATAACCACACTTACCTTTCTCGATAGCAAGTTGATTAGAAGCCTTTAGTAGATAATACTGAAATGCTTCAGTCAGACCATGTACAAGATGAGCAGCAGCTTCATCAGAATACTTAACCTGATGACGAGCCAACCAGTGTGCCAGTCCGATGTAACCAATGCCCAGCGAGCGGCGGTTGCGAGTGGATGCTTCAGCAGCAACCACAGGATACTCTTGGTAATCAATCAACTCGTCCAGCGCCCTCACAGAGAGGTCACAGAGTTCTTCTAGGTCATCAAGGTTCTTAATCTTACCTACGTTAACCGCAGAAAGAATACAGAGAGCAATCTCACCATTGATATCATCAATGTGCTGTAGAGGATTAGTGGGTAGCGTAATCTCCTGACAAAGGTTACTCATCCAAACTTTATCCTTAAAAGAAGAGTGCTCGTTACAATGATCAATATTCATAATGTAAATACGACCAGTTTCTGCCCTCTCTTTCAGAAGTGAAAGAAATAGTTCTTGAGCGCCAATAGTTTTTCTTGGAATAGAGTCATCTCGTTCATAAACATTGTATAGCTCGTCAAATCCAGCAAGACCAAAAGCATCAGACAAACCTGGAACGTCGTGTGGAGAGAAGAGTGAGATGTCTTCGTTACGGATGAATCGTTCATAGAAGAGTTTGCTGATTTGAATGCTGTAGTCTAACTTACGAACTCGGTTGTCTTCAGTTCCCTTATTGTTTTTTAATACAATGATGTCTTCGATTTCTTTGTGCCAGATTGGGAAGTGGACTGTCGCGCTTCCTCCTCGTATACCATTTTGCGTACAGCAACGGACAGTTGCTTCAAACTTTTTGAGAAACGGTATAACGCCAGTGTGGCTGACTTCGCCGCCTCTAATTTTGCTGTTGAGAGCACGGATTCTACCTGCGTTGATACCGATGCCCGCCCTTTGAGCAACATAGCGACCAATAGCCATGTCGCTACTGAAGATGCTATCAAGGGTGTCATCAGAATCAACCAGCACACAACTAGCGAACTGTCGCAGAGGCGTCCTAACTCCTGCGAGGATGGGAGTTGGCACGTTGATTTTGTGCTTGCTGATTGCGTCGTAGTATCGTTTGACATAAGATAGACGATTTACCTGAGGGTAGTTTGCAAAGATGGTTGCAGCAACCAACATATAAGCGTATTGTGGTGTCTCAAAAACACTCCCACTGCTTCTATCTTGTACCAGATATTTATCTACTACTTGACGAAGACCAGCATAAGTGAAGAGATAGTCACGGTCATGATCAATGAAACTATTAATCTTATCCCACTCTTCATCCGTATACTTACCAGCAAGTTGCTTGTCGTAAATACCCTTAAAGATACCTTTAGTAAGATGCTCTCCTACTGTGGGAAAACCGTGCTTCCAATCATTTCCAAAGACTTGCTTATATAGACCGAACAAAAGAAGACGAGCAGCAACATACTGATAATTTGGAGTGTCAAGGTCAATGAGGTCACTAGCTGACCTAACCAGGATTTCTTGGATTTCATTGGTCGTGATACCATTATAAAATTGAATACCAGAGTTGATTTCTACTTGCGATGGGGACACTCCCGCGAGACCACCACAAGCACATTCTACCATGTTATGAATCTTATCAAGGTTAAGAGATTCTGTAGAACCGTCACGCTTTTTAACTTTGATTCCGTTGCTCATATTTTCTTCCAAAGACTAAGTTTTACTTTTGCTTCTAAACCATTATAGGTGTTACATTCTACCATGGATTGTACGTCATGTCCAGCCAAGACCATATCGTTGATATCTTTTTCCTTAACTGACTCTGGCCAAATTACAATGCTCTCTCCTTTGTCAATACACCTTTCGTATCGTTCAACGATTTGTTTGTTTCTTGGTTCGTTGTCGTAAACAAATGTCCGACTAGGATAACGTACCCCGTCAAGTACAACATCAGCGCCACACATCGCCAGTCCATTAGACAAGAAAAGAGAGTCGAACGGACCCTCTGTAACGTAGATATTTTCATTTGTGTTTATACGATCAAGTCCAAATAGTTTAGGATATTGCTTATCCAAGATGGTAGTGATATAGCGAAGGTTTGAATTTTTGTTAAGAGACCTTGCTTGATATCCGAATACATTTCCATCTTCCGAGATTAGTGGGAGTATAATTCTAGGTTCTTTAATTGTATTTTTATTATTCTCCCAAGCGTTAAAATTCTCTGCGTAATAGAAGTTTGAGAAATAAATCTCTGGTATCTTTCGTGCGAGCAGATATTGTTTTGCTGGGTGTGTAGTATTTAGCGATTCGATAATTGGTAATTCGCTAAAAATATTTTTTTTAAAAACTGGAGTGGAAACAAATGGTTTAAAATCTGGAGTTTCTACCTGATAATTCTTGCCAGTCATGCCTTCCTTATAACGCTCCAACACATACTCATCATGGAGCATAGTGTTCTGGTCCTTCAGAAACTGTGAGAAGTTACGAGTGACTCCACAGTTATGACACTTATACACAAAGCTATCTCTCATCGAGAAGAGATATCCTCGTGCCTTATTCTGCTTCTTCTCCGAGTCACCACAATAGGGACAACGGAAATTGTAAGTTCCTTTCTTTTTCTCAGTAAACTTAAGGAGTTGTGAAGAGACCAAACCAATATACTTGGTGTCAATGTAGTTCATTATCTAGTGTAGGTTTGCTGACTACCCCCATTATAGTGCGATCCGAGCATGTTGTCAACAAAGGGAACGACCAACCCCACAAGCAAAACAGCAGCCCCAACGAGAGCTGCTGCCTGCCATTTGAATTTTGATAACTCGTTAACATTGTTTTCAACTGTCTCTAGTCTTTTGATGACCGAAGCATGTTCGATTGAGTTTTGGTGCTTGACATCCTCAATCATTTTGATAATGAGTTCGTCTGTCTTTATGCTTTGCTCAATACGCTCATCATGTTTTGTCAGAATGTTAGCAATACGCTGATTCGCATCAGAGATTTTATCTACTGCTGTTTCCAACTTGTCGAGCATCTCCCTTGAGAGTGATTCGTAGATGTTTAATTTAGATTCCAATACATCTAATTTCGATGAGTTTCCGTTAAACATCTTTTCCTCTTTATCAAACGTTACGAACGGCGAAGTCAAGTGCCTTTTGATATGAAGATGCGCTCATGTTGAGCATTACACGGAACTTGTCTCTATTCTCTGGGGATAAACCTTCATAAGTTGCTAGAATTCTTTTGGCATCAAAGACACCAATTCTTCCACCAGTGCCGTCTTGGAATACAAGATTAGCAAATGATGTCTCTGGATCTCTGCCATATGCCGAACCTTCTTCAGCAACCTTTAAAGCAGTGGTGAATACATCTACACCACCAGCAGAACCAGTTCTAGGTACGCTAATCATTTGATCCATCTCCGAAATAACATTACCTTGTGGATCAAAAGAATTCTTTTGAACTACTTGCTTCTGTGCTTTTTGTTGCTTCGATGCTGCTTTTTTTCTAAAGTCTGACATACGTGCCTTAAGCAAAGTATTCATTTCATCAGACTTGTCTTGTGCTTGCTGCTTCGCTTCTCCGCGCTTCTTTTGAAGTTCTTTCTTAGCTCTCATCTGCTTGGCAGCTTTAATTTGCTTTTGAGCCTTCTCAGTTTCAGATGTTACTTCTGAGATCATTTCCATATTTTCTTCAGACATTTTAGTTTTCCTCCTTGACATAACTCGTTGGATTAATTTTCTAGCACTTTTTTTACGACCATCAATCTTTTCATCTTTGGTCTTTTTCAGATTTTTCTTTTTCTTTGCTGTGTTAACAAAGACAAAGGCAGGAGGAAGTGCTAGTCCAGATCCATCACCTGCCATCATTTCATTCACAGTAGTTTGAGAAGTTTCAGACATTGTTCGTCTACATCTGTTGTGTCTACGTTTTCTGGCAATCTATCCAAGAATAACATATATGCTTTTAAAATTGACCAGTATTGCGATTCTATTTTATAGAATAGAAGCAGCGTTGCTGCGTCATTGAATACATTATATAATGTAATTATATGATTAAGAATTAAGTGATGTTTCAATTCACCCGTAGTTTCATAACGTCGAAGTAATCTTTTGATATATTTGAACTTTTGTAAGTCCTCTTCGAAGTCATCATATGTAACAGATAACGGATTGTTGTAGTTTTTTATCGCAAACAACAACCAGTTATCTGGTGTCAACTCATGAAAGATCATACATCATCAAGCAAAATTATTATTATCAACTGTTAGGGTTGCTGTATTAGAAATAACTTCCTCGCCTCCAGCAGATCCACCAATCTTGACACGATATTTCTTACCGCTGTCACCAACGAGAAGACCAGTGAGCGCAAGTGAAGATGATGTAGCACCAGTGATGTTGCTCCACTTAGTTGTCTGCGAAGCATTTTGAACTTGCCACTGATAGATGAGAGTTCCAGTTCCAACCGCAGCAGTTACCGAGAAGGTAGCAGCAGCAGTTCCAACAGCAGTTACAGTGAGTACCAAATTATCAGTTACATCAACACCACCAATTAGAGAACCAAGAATAGTAATGGTTTCGGCAGCAGCAAATCCAGTACCAACAGCAGTAATAGCAACACTGCTTACTGCTCCACCAGCACCTCTGGTTACAGTGAATGCTGCTCCAGTTCCAGCAACTGATCCAGCAAGACCAGTTAGAGTATAAACTTGATTTGCTTGACCAACAATAGTTGTAGTTGTTCCAGCTGTGTAATTGGTAATCGAACCAGCAGGTGTGAAAGCAGTGGCGTTAGCAGGTTGTCCAGAAATTGTAATAGCAGATGCTACATCAGCAGCAGGATTATCTTCGGTTCCACCCTGAGCGGTGCCATAGTCACCAGCGTTAGCAGCGGTCTGATTGGCAAACGCAATACACTCTGCCTTGTGACGAGTGTTGCCGTCGCCATCAGTGTAGGTTCTATATAACCACCAACCTGGCCACTTGAGACCACGAATCTTATTCTCTTCTAAAGCAGCTTCGGTATCATCAACGAAAATAAAATTAGTGCCGCTTGGATAATGACTTTCATGTAGAAGACGAGCTGCTACTTCTTTTGGAGGAGTTCTGCGAATAGCATTAGCAGCAGTAACGGTTCCAGTTGTGCCTGCGTATGCTACTTTAAGTTTGAGTGTGGTTGCCGAAACTACAGACTCAACAGTATACTGAACACCAGATAAAGAAAGAACGTCTCCGTTTTGAACAAAATCGTTGGTTGTTCTATCAGTGAAGTCGCCAGTTGTAGTAACAGTTGTGCTACCATTAGTAACACTAACATTATTTGCTAACGCCTTTGCGTCAATTGTTCCGAAAATTGCCATCGGTTTCCTCTATACAATATTTGCTTTTCTAAAAAGTATTTATAAAAAAAGGGATGCCTAAGCATCCCCAAGCACATATGATTTGATTATCAGCAACCCTTCATAAGGGCAACTCTTACTGTTGATGCGATTACGTTGTCAACATCGTTGTCTGTCTTCTCAACATACTTGTCAAGTAGATCACAAACGAGTTTCTTGGTATGGCAGCTGTTAAGTGCTGCAAAAATAATTGGTTTTACTAGTTCTACGAGTGCGCCCATGGTTATATCCTCTAAGAGAGTTTACAGCTATTTAGGCTGATTTTTTTGCCATTGTGGTAGCAGTTCCATACATCACTTCTTTTGCTCTGTCGCCATACTTTGTCTTGAAGGAACCAAACTTCTTCTTCATACCTTTAACAAATTTTTCTTTCTTTGCTGCTTCTGCCTTAGAAAGTTTTTTCTCGTCAAGAATTTCCACTTCTTCTTTCTTTAGTTCTTTTTCTTTCTTTGCTTTCTTACCAGTTTCTTTTTCTGGATCATTGGGAATATCAACATCTGGCATTACTTCAATCTCAACTTTCTTTCCCTCAGCAATTTCTGCTGCCTTCTCCCACATTTCTTTTACTGATTTCTTAGCTTTCTTTGCGCGAAGAAGAGCAAAGTCATGAGCATCTACTTTACCATTCTTGTTGGCATCAATCTTTTCTTGATTGCCAGGCATATCTTTTCTTTCGGATAGTTCTTCGCCCCCATCCATTTCATACCCTGCCTTCACGCACTTATCTTTACCATTCTCAGTGCCAGCATACTTATAACCTTTCCAACAAGCTTTGCCGTCAGCACCTTGTTCCTTGCCTTCTTTGTTTTTTGCTTCATCTAATTCGGCAATTGCCCTTTCAATTAGACTTTTTGAAAACTCATCAATTGTCATTGGTCTTTTGTCGTTTATTTTTATTTATAAATGACTTGACCTTATCCTTAGCACTCATCTCTTTTTCATCACATCCACAATGTTCTTTAATATCTTTCACCCAAGCGCGAAACATCTTACCTTCATTAGTAACAGCAATAACATAATTAACTCCACGGCGATGAATTCTTCCTGCTTCACCATTAGAATTTTGAACCCAATCACCCTCAGCAAATACATTACCGAGCATGTAAGATTTTTGTTTCGATTGTGCTAATAGTTCTTTAAGTGATTTCATTTAATTCCCAATCCTTCTCTAACTTCTGTCATTAATTTCATCATTTCTTTGTCATCTAAAGTTGTTGGAATTCCTTGACGAAATACAGCAATGTTTCCATTTGTTGCTGCCTCTCTCATTTTACTAGCTGACATTCCAGTTGCCCCATCAGCATCAGGATCTCGTTCACCAGCAGATTTTGTTTCAAGAGATCTAAATGTATACTCTGTTCCATTGTAACGCTGGATCAAAGTATCCATTTCAGACACACGATCACTACCAACCACAAGAGTAAGATCAGAATATTCACCTTGTAAACTTTGAAGAACTTTAATAATAGTCTTCAAATCTGTATCTAACATAATATGATCCTTATGTCTTGGAAACATTTTTTTCATGTAACCAACTTTCTGTTCAGAAGATAAAGGATTCTTCTTCTTGTCTTTTGTATGACTGGTATAGATTTTATAGTCATCGGTTCCAGCAATCCTCGCCACAGCATTGATCAATTTTTCATGACCGATTGTGGGAGGATTGAAGCGACCGAAAGTAATGACTACTCTCTTAAACATTTTTATTAGTATTTAGTTTCCTTTCACCCAGTTCTTTTGAAGCGTGAAGTTTGCCTGACTGAACTCAAGGCGGTCAACTAACTTGGTAGCAGAACCATCCTTGATAGCCACAAATCCTTCAGGAGCAGTAACTTTAAATCCATCATCAGTGCGAAGGAAAGTGCGAGTGCTATCAGCAGATTCCAGTTTCTTCACAAACAGATTCTTGGCATTCTGAAGAATAACATAGAGGGTGATCGTTGCCTTGAATCCAGCGATGTTGGAATCCACGAACTCGATACCATCATAGAGTTTCTTCAGTTTAGCAGCTTTGGTTTTCTCCTGCTTCACTTTGTTAACTTCCTTCATCATCGTTTCGTGATAAGCATTCTTGAAGTCGCTGATAAATTTGTTAACATTATTGATACGTTTGCCTTCTCTTACATAGGTATTGAAGTAAGTTTTTAAACGAGTGCCAACGCTAAAGTTATCGTTGGAATTAATTTGAGCAGATACTTCACCCAAGAAAGAACCAGCATTGCGAAGAGCAACAGGAGCAGTTCTCTTCATGTTATTAAGATTCCTCTTCTCAGTTGCGCTAAGAATCATATTACTACCAAGAGTGTCAACCTCGGCACTAATTACAAACACATCATCAGTCTTGTTAAACTTACTGATGTCAACTCCAAAGGTAGCATTAGAAGTTGCGATGCTGGAACCAACATAACGAGTGTGAAATACTACGCCGATCTTAGCTCGCTTTGCTTTTTTGTATGCGTCAGTTCCTTTGGGGATGGCATAGGTAATCGTGTTAGGAGTAAAGGTGAGATAATCTACACCATCAATCTTCTCCTCTTTGGCATCATCAGTGAACAACAAGTCACCTTGAATGATCCCTTTGATGCCAAGTTTAGGAAAATGCTCCAATGCGACTTTTAACTTCTCAACTAACCCAGGAGAGTTGCCGTGGTTTGCTTCAATAAAAGTATCATTATAATTAATTTTAGGTTCGGTCTTATTAAAAACAGATTTAGTTCCAACAAAAAATTTGTTGGTTTCTGGATCAATACCACAGATCACAGCAGGAGCACCATCCCACTTGGTAGTGATTTTAAAGTTGCTGGTTTGAGTGCCACTAAAAGTTTTAGTAAGAGCATCAAGAAACGCAAACGCATCCTTAGCTCCCTCCTTACCATCAAAAAGGATGCTGTCTTCTAAGTGTTCGAGGTGAGTGTTCTTACTCATGTTACTGGATGCATTTGGTAGTTTCCTTTGCGGTCTTTCGACACGATGAATTTTGCGGCGCGACTCGCCCTCGGTTGAACCACTACTCTAGCACCTTGGATGCCATACTGTCGCCTATCACCTTTGTTAATAAGCATTAATACTGGTTCATAATCCCCCGTCATAGGAGTTGGATTCATAATTAAATGAGCAGACATTTCTAATTTATATTTACTTCCTATTTTTCTTAATGATGGTGTTCCTTGTAAAACTCCCGTACAATTAGATATTCCGTATGTGGAAGTTCCAAAATTTTTCCCATAAACAGATTCCATTTTTAAAGCAGTATCTTCAATTTCCATCATGGCGGTAAAACCTCTTCCACTGGATTGCTGAAAATCATACTGCATTCCAGCACCGCAAAAATTAGAAAGGTATTTCGCAAAAGCTCTAATCTCTGGAAACTTATCTAAGGTTTCATCTGCTCCATCCTTATCATTTGCATAATGACTAACGCCACCCCATTGCTGAAAATGACTGGCACGAGATCCTTGCTTATGAGAAAACCAAGCAACATCTACAAGTTTTCTATTTTCTAAAGCAACAAAGGCAAGATCTGCTTTGACCTTTCCTTCAACTTTATTAACCCCAACAATATTAGAAAAAGTTTTATTTCCTATTTGTAAGTCTATAGATGGAACACCAAGATTATCAAGTTCTTTATTAAAGGTGTTTATAAAATCTGCTTCTCCTTGTTCGGTTGCTGATGGGTCATTCAGTGAATATGAAGAGTCAATTGTATTCACATAAAATCCTAATTTGCCCCAATACATTCCAGGTTTACTTCCACCAGAAACTTTTCCACCAAAACCAACATCCATTCCCATTCCATTATCTTTTAAAATTTTTCCACTATTAATAGAACTAGCAGTTGACTTTGTTGTTGTTGTATAAAAATTTACACGAAAAGGAGCTTTATCTAAATTTGGAGTATTTTTAATTGAATTTTCTATTGTTTTCAATATACCATTTTTCCCAGAATAAAAATTTTCAAATGAAGTAAATTTTTTTGGTTGAAATTCTATAAACTCTTTACTTTGTTTCCACCTGCCATTTACTTTTTCTGGTATGCTAATGCCAACCATTTTAAAATAAATTTCCACGCCATTATCTTCAGACAATCTATTTTTATCCAACAAAATAAATGGTCTGTCGTTTTTAATTCTGTCGTATATAACCTCAAAACACTGTTTGTATCTTTTGGTTATTTCTCCCCAAGTTAGTCCTTTACCGCCTGCCATATAAAAATACCTCCCCAATTATTTAGGGGAGGCAAGCATCAAAGGTCGTTGGCGACTCTGTTTTCACTTCGTTCAATACTGAAGGTTCCTTCTGGATATCGAGCAGTCAGTTTCTCAAAATTCATTTGAGCAATTTCTTCAAACGAAATATTAAGAGCAATACATGCTTGAGCAACATACCACAGAATGTCACCGAGTTCACGTTTCATATGGAAGATGTTATCTTCGTTATAAGGTTTACCTTGGAAAGCAATCTTTTTCACAATCTCAGTAAACTCCCCACCCTCAGCTGTAATACCACAAGCAGCAGTCATGAGACGCTGAATATCAGCACCTTCATCTCTAAGTTCTACAATACGAGCAACAAACTCACTAGTATCGCGTGATGCTGGACTGGTGACGGCACCAACAAACTCAACATACTTATTAAAATCAATTGTCATAAAATAAAACTGGTAAATTTACTTTGCGTGTTTCTACTTTGCTCTGCTGCCATTTCTTCAAAGTCATATTCTTCTTCTTTATCTGAAGAAAGGTCAACAGCATTGTCAACATTATACAACTTCATACGTGCTCTGTCAACCCCAACAAGGAAACGCTTATACATGGTGGGATCGTTATATCGGTTCTTCAACTGCTTAACCATAATCTTACCATCCTTCTCTAGATCCTCTGTAGCAATAAGAGCAAACATGAAGTCAGCAGTAGCGGGTAGACCAAAAGATTCAGAAGTATCAGTGAGGTCAACATCAGAGTTGCCGAATCCACTTCTAGTAGTTTGAGTAGCGGAGACAAGAGGAACGTTATGTTCAACCGCCAATCCCCTAAGTTCTTCAGCAATCGCTTTAACATAGGTGTAAGAGTTTACAATAGCTCCTTTGTATCTAGCCGAAGCACAGATGTTAAGATAATCAATAAAAATAATATCTGGTTTGAATGTCTTCTTCAGTTGTAGTTCGTTCAGCAGAGATTTGAAATGACCGACATGCGCTGATGCTGTTGGATATTCTTTGATGATAAGACGACCTTGTGTTTTACGCTTCAGTTCATTGATGCGACTTTGAAAGATTGTCTCAGGCAAATCTACAAGGTCTTTGATGTTGACGTTGAATAGATTAGCATCAATACGTTCGGCAATCTTCTCCTCTGCCATTTCCATAGTGATGTAGAGAACGTTACGACCCATTGATAAACAATGAGCGGCAAGGTCACACATGAATAGTGACTTACCTACACCAGTGCCAGCAAGAGCTACATTAAGAGTCTTGTTTGGCAGACCACCTTTTGTAATCTTATTGAAGTATTCGAGGTGGAAAGGAATCTTATCTTCTTCACGATGGTAGAACTCATATCGCTCTACGCTATTCTCTAAGTAATCGTGACCTACATGTTCATCGAACGATACTGCCAGGGCCTCTTGAAGGATTGCGGGAATCGCATCCTTTGATATTTTTGGATTACCTCCATCCGCGACCTTGATTGACTCAAGCAAGGCGAGGTAGATTGCTCTGTCTTTACACCACTTCTCTGTGGTGTCGAGCAACCAGTTATATTCAATTGGATCGGTAGACAACTCAGCAATTGTTTTAACTGCGTTTTGATATACTTCCTCATTTAAATCTTTTCTTGCTTCAAGGTTAATAGTTAATACTTCTTTGGTAGGCACCAATTCATATGTGCTTGCGAAGTTCCAGACTTCTTCATAGATCACACGTTCATGAATCTCATTGAAGTAATCTGGTTTTACAAAAGGAACAACCTTCCTATAGAACTGTTCGTTACACAGGAGGTTGCGTAAAATAGTCGTTTCAATTCTCTCCATCCACTACTCCATACAGAAACTCTTTGCGGGCACATTCATCAAGGGCTTGCATTACTTCTGGCGTGAAATACTTCTCAGGATCGGCAAGGATAACAGAAGGATAAACGGAAGATTCCCCAACAACAACCCGATTGCCCTTGCGTTGGAATACTCCGTATTTCTCACCCAACTCCAGTAATCCATAATATTTGTCCAATCCCCGTGCGTCATAGAAGAGCCTCGTTTCGATGTCTGAGTTTTCTTTAGTGAAGCGCGACTTCTGTGCCTTCACCTTGATAATGTTACCAACCACTTCAGTGCCATCTTTTTCTTTCTTCTTAGAGAGGAAGAGAATAGTCGAGGCAGAATATTTCAGACCACTACCACCACCCATCTCTTTGGTTGGCACATAAGCACCGACCACTTCATATGTATGGTTGGTAACAATGAGAGGAATACCTGCCTGCCCAAGTTTGAGTGACAGAATACGGAAGATAGATTTGATTACCTGAGCACGAGTCATGTCTCTGGTTTCTTTGCCGTCCGTAGCATCCTGCACTTCCTTAGAGGTTGAGAGCATCCCCAAAGAGTCTAGCACAAAAAGCAGCGGAGGTCTATCCTCCTTCTTAAGTTTCATATACTCATCCACTACCTTGATAGACTGAGTGCGAAACTCTTGCACGGTAGTAACAGGAACCAAACCAACACGTTTCACATCAATACCACGCGAAGTCATCATATCTTTTGAGATAGCTGACTCTGTTTCAAAATAGATTACCTGAGCGTCTGGGTTGTTGAGAAAGTTCCTGCATATTGAGAGAGCAAAAAAAGTTTTGCCAGTTGAGGATTCGCCCGCGAGGGCTGTGATTTTATTCGCGGGAAGTCCACCATAAATGCTCCCAGAAATAAGAGCATTGAGAATGAAACTACCAGTATCAACAAACGATTCACAGTCACCAGCAGCGACTCCATCTTCAACAACACTTGCGAATTCATTATCTAACTCCTTAATAACAGATTGTAGGAAACTCATAATACCTCAAAAGAAAAAACTAGTTAAATTGCCTTTACGTTCCGCTTGCCATCCGATACATTCTAGCACGTTCTTCAGCGGTTCAAAGAAACTCTTCTCAAATTGTAGCGTGTAGTCAATGTATTTGTCAAGGTTCAGTTCCTTCGGCAGTTGTTGAAAGAAAGAAATGACATTCTCGCGGATAGGATTTGGTGTCTTCAGATAGATGAACTTGATCTTTTCACCTTCTTGAATAAGTGGATACTTGTGTTCCAAATTGTTTTTACGAACGTAATAGTTGTAGAGTAATGCTCCTCTTACTTGAATAGGAGTGCCTTTAGCATAAATGTCAGCAGCACTGCGATACTTCTTCAGACCATTACAACCGCGAGGGAAAGCAATGTTAAGATAGTTCTGTTTCTTGGTGTCTTCCTTGATCTCGTTAATGAAATCAAGAACATCATCGTTAGTTTTGGTTACAATGATACGATACGCCTGTTCCAGTTTGTCGCGGTAGTAAGCTGGCGTAGAAGAACGTGCTGTTTCCATACCACAGATTTTCATCTTCGGTTTGGCATAACGCACACCTTCACTATCCCATACGTTGAGAACATAGCGTTTCTTGGCGGTCCAGAAACCACGCTCAGCAATGTTCTCGCGTTTCATCTTCATTTTCTGGTCGTATGCTTTGAGATAGTCGGCCAGTTCTTGGTAAGAACTTTCAATATATTGCTCAAGTTCCAGTGAAGCGACCTTATCAAGGAACGTAACAATGCTTTCAGGAGTTTTCTCTCGTACTCCGTATACACGTTCAACCAGAGGACCAAGGTTAAGATACATAGAGTCAGTATCAGAAGCAATAACATAATCAACATCCTGTGTCTTTAGAACTTTGTTAAGATAAGCATTCATCTTTCTCTCAATCCAGCGAATAGATAACTGACCAGAAAGAGTGATTGCCTCAGCGATTTCAAGTTTATAATAACGGAAGTGCTCGTTACCGATAGCACCATAAGCAGAGTTGAGTTGGATCTTACGTGCCATCTGAATGTTATTACAGCGGGCAATCTCTTTCTTCAACTCAATCGTTGGAGTCTTTTCGTATTGCTGTTTGGCAGCAAGCATCTTCTTTTTGTAGATGGTTCGGTCTTCGTAGATCTTCTCCATCAGCTTGGGCAGGAACCCCTGAAACTTGGTGGTGTAGTGCGTCCCATTGGCGCACAGGGTCTCCCCTACGAGGTCGCTGGTATCAAATGCCTTATCCAGCAGCATATCCACGTTGACGCTGCTGCGGCGCGGCAGGAGGGTCTCTGGGGACAGGTTATACTGCATGATCAAGTGAGGATACAGTGAATTTAAGTCGAAGTTCACAATCCAATCATACATACCAGGCACAGGTTCCTTCACATAAGCACCAGCATACTTAGCATCCTTGACACTATCTTTCTTGGGAGGAATCACAACGCCCATCTTCGCCAGATAGATGAAGATGATGTTATCCCACATACGCACCTGAGAATAAACATCTTCGTAGTTTACTTTGGCGTCGTATGCCATAGTAAATGCCAATTCAAGCAACTTCATCTTGTCTTCCAGATGATCAACAAGGCGAACGTCGTGGATGTTATACAGCACGAACTTATTCCAGTCCTTAGTGTAAAACTCTTTGAAAGTATCAAACTCAGAGTGGTCAAGTTTCTTGGCATCCAGTTCCACAGATGCGATATGGTCTAGGCGATATGATTCTTGGTTGGTGTACGTAAACTTCTTATAAAGTTCAAGGTAATCCAACGTGGCGATGCCAGGAATATCATACGCAATCTGTTTGCGACCCTTGATGAAAATCTCACGCGATGAGATTAGTTTCCAAGGCGATAGAAGTTTGGTGTGATCTTCACCCAGCACTCTATCCATACGTCGGCAGATGTATGGCATATCGAATAGCTGAACGTTCCAACCAGTGATTACGTCGGGGGTATTCTCCTGCCACCATCTGAGGAAGCACGAAAGGAGTTTCGTCTCATCGTTACAATGGATGTAATCAACCTGTCTGTCTTCATTCTGGAAACTCTTGCTTCCCCAGACAGTGATACGATTTGTAAAAGAATCACGGATAGAAATGAGTAGAATCTCTTGGTCTGCCGATTCAATATCAGGGAAACCGTTTTCTGCTCCAGTTTCAATATCCAAAGTAAATGTGCGAATGAGGGAAGAGTCGAAACGAATCTCATCATCGGGATATGCTTCGTTTATGTACTGATACAAGTATCTAGTATTTCCGTGAATTTCAAATCCCTCAACACCTTCATACTGATTGATAAATTGCCTACAATCATTAATAGAGCCTGGAGAGACTTCCTTGAGGAAGCGCCCATCCAGACTCTTATGATCTGTTTGCTTATTGCTAAGCACATACAGTTTGGGATTGTAGTTTACACGATACTGAACACGCTCACCATTTTCATAACCACGAACGAGGATACGATTCCCCGCCTGTTCAATGTTCGTATAAAACTTCATGCGTCGTCAACCCAGGGTCTTCTGGTAGTATTCTAACACAGAATACGATGGATCGCAAATGGTGAGGATGTCATCTGCTCGCATGTAGATTTGTGTTTGATTTGTATACTTGGGAAATTTCTCCAAAAGAATATAATCAGACTGAGTAACTGTTATTTCATTACCCTCCCTATCAATTTCTTTATCCGTGCTTTCACTAATAAAGAGAGCATCAGGATTACGAACGCTTTTATAATCTACGTTGGAATGATCCCAATAAGTTAAATCAAGAATCCGATACGGATTCGTCAGAAGACACTCTGGACTTTCTTCCCTTTCTTCTATCTCCGCTATTAGATAATCCCGATCCTTCAGAACTATCACTTGAATCACTGGTTGGTACGGTGTTGTTGTCATTTAATTTATCTCCAAATTTTTTCATGTATACATCAAGAATTCCATCTTCTGGTTCACCCAAAGCAACTACCGAAGTATATGGAATACGAAATTCTTCTGATTTAGAATACGCAAACCACTTGGTAAAGTTAATAGAAAATTGAGATGGATTGCCATCTGTATTATAGTCTCCTGTTGGTGCCATATCTAGAATATACGGACACTTAAGAAGTAAACAAATACCCTGACCATTTTCATCAGTTACTTCAGAAACTCCAGAGATTATTCTTTCTCCAGAATTTAAAATCATAACTCTCGGAATCATATAATTCTCCTAATGATAATTTGATTATAGCACAAAAAAGAAAATAGGGCAAGACTGATAGTTGCCAGTCTCGCCCATCGTGCCGACGATATTTGGGTTGCCCCGCGTCTATTTATCCTTCCGTAAGTAGTTGCTTACTACCAGATCCAATTTTATACATCGTGCGCTTTTGATGCTCTGGGATAATTTTTTCCAATGAGATTGTTAGTAATCCATCAGCAAAATCTACAGAGGATACTCTGACATCTTCTGATAGTTGCCAGGAGTGATTGAAGGAACGTTTGGAGAGACCTTTGTGGAGGTATGTTCTTTCAGTATCTCGTTTCTCAGACTTAGAGGCAACTCTGAGAATGCTTTGTTCTGTAGAGACTTCAATCTCTTCTGGTTTAAATCCAGCAAGAGCGACTTCAATCTCATAGTTAGAGCTATCATTTTTGATGATGTTGTAAGGTGGATAGTTAGTATTGTGCCCAGACATGGCATCCAGTCTGTTGAAAATGCTTTCTAATCCAACTCCAAATGGGGAATAGACATCCCAAGTATATGCGTTTGTCATTTTAGTTCTCCTTAATAAGCGAGAGTTTGTTTAAGACCCCGAAGGCGTCTTCATTATTATATATCAGAAAGCAATAAAAAAGGGAGTGTGGAACTCCCTACAAAATTATTCGGTTACTTCGGTCTTTTTGCGACCAATGTTGTATTTACTTTCAAGCGTCCATTCATCTTTCTCTTTGAAAGCAAGAACTTTGATTTGATTCAACGGAGCAACATCAGCGATTGCTTCTGCTTTAACAACAGAAATCAATCCCCAATCGGATAACAGTTGAATGATTCTGTTTCTACGTTGAACATCATTCACTGAAAGATTTGTATTCTTTCCATCAAGGGCAAACAGCTCCTTGAAGTGAACAATATAATATCTACCTTGCTTATGAAGAATATGGCAAGATTGGTAGATTTTCTTTTCTTTACGAG